TTAGGAGTGGCTGTGAGTCCGGTTATGGCTATCAATCCACGCCATGACGTGTGACTTGATCCAGCGCAGCGGCTGGTGGTCGATTGGCTTGGGAAACGTGGCGTCTTTATTGCGCAGGTGATAAAGCGCGGTCCGTCCCTTGCCAAGCATCACCAGCAGCTCTTTCTGCTCAATTTTCTCGATTGGTTCAATCATAATGCCTCCATCGCTTGATAGCGTTGCTGGTACTCGGAGTTCACCTGCTTCCATTGCGGGTCATTAGCCATCTTGAGGCAATGAATACGGCGAGCCATGGCGAACCGGGCTTTGCCCAACATGTTGGCGCTTGCGGCGTGATGCTGGGCCTTCTTGTAGGAGAGGGCGGCATCGATGTAGCTAGCGCTCTGCTCCTGTTGGATGGCTTGCTTGAGGTCATCCCGGTAATTGCGTTGGTAGAGTCTGATATCCATCGTGTCCTCCCGGACAGTCGTTGTTACATCACAGCCAGAGTGGCCAGAAACAATGTGGTGCTAACCAAGATGGCCAGCCCCTCAATCAGATCTCTCTTCACGTTCCTGATATTCCAGCTCGTTGAAGTTGAGATATTGTGCTGGCGCTTGCTCTATGGCCGCCAACCTGATCTGTTGTGGGGTCATAGGGTGGTGTGCCTCGATGGTGCCGGTCAGGCGATCCGGCGCAGACCCCAGTTCGGTCGTGGCGCTCAGGATGTAGTTGTAGCGGTGCATTTGCCTGCTCCTTTGGTGGTGTCTATCTGCCAGCGGTACCCTCCATGTTTCTCCTGCTGGCCGGCAAGGCAGCGAGTGATGCCAACCCTAACAAAGCCGCCCTTGTTCTCGGCGTCGGTGACGCTATCGAACCGGACCACCTGATCCCCGCAAGTGCCAATGACTGGGGTCTTGCGCCACTGCGGCGGCTTCACTGCATCCACATAGAGACGGCGGGTATGTCGGCCACGGCCGTTATCTCCAACTAGACAGAAGTGCTCAACCCGGGTAGTGAAGCGGGACTCTCTGTGGATCTGTCCCATCACAATACTGGCCTCGCTGACAGTAAGGGAGAACTCGATCGCCACTTCAGGGCTGATAGCGCCCCCAGATCTAGCATGTACCCATTCTGCAACCTTCTGGATTAAGCTCATGCGGCCTCCCCGTCGTTCAGTGCCAGCATGAGCTGTTCTTCATTCGGATTCAGCAGATGCTTTGCCATCCGGGTAGCCTGGCTGAGCGTGTGCTCTTCATCGGTACCATCATCCAGTAGATCTCGAATGTATCCGGCGAGCAGTCGGGTGTGGGCTGGAGTGAGCAGCTCGGCCTCATCAATCTGATAGATGACTGCGTTGATTGCCGGGAATTGCTGCCAGTCCTGGAGTGGCTCAATACCTGTCATGAGTGTGACGAGTTGCCCCGATGCTGTTGGTTCAGCAATGATTTTTGCTTCTGGCACTGGAATTACTGGGCTGGTGGACGCGATCGCCCGGCTTGCCTCTTCGTTGAGTGCTACTGCCTGCCGGTGGATCATGTCGAGGATGAGTTGACCGGTGGTAACCAGGTCGTCACGGCGCAGGCGGGCCTCTGGGCGGCGTTCCCCCTGCCAGCTGGTATCGAATATCACCACGGCGGAGGCGAAACCGCTGGAGCTTGGCTTATCTTTTTTCGGATCCCGCGGGACGTACCAGCTCGGCACCTCAAAGCCGATGCGACCGCTGATGAACTGGATAAAGTCGGCATCCTCCGGCCACCATGTTTCGCTGGTCGCAGCCTTGATGAGCAGCATGATCTTGGCGCCAAGAGCCCGCTGCTCGCGGCAGTAGTTGAGGATGGACTCCATCCCAGTGATAGCATGGCCGTCGCTATCCACGCAGGGGCGCGAGTAGGGGGGGTTGGCGAAGGCCGCCCCCCCAAGGCGGCGCAAGTCTGCAGCTAGGTCCTGGATGAGTGCGTTGTCCTCGGCATCGTAGTAGTTAGGCAACAAGGAGTTGCAATCGTCGGCGAACATGTCGAGCACCACCGGTCCCAGAGTAGGGACGAATTGGTGGAACAGGCCCCATGCCAGCGCCTTGGGGGTTTGCCACTGGTCACCAATCTGCTTGAGTTCGTGGTCTGGCTGGGCTTGCAAGAGAGCCAGAGCCTCGGCGTAATGATTCATGTGTCCCTCATCAAACAGTTGTAATCCGTCCCCCGGATCATGGTTTGGTCTTCTTGGCCGATACCGCCTTCTTTGCAACCCTTGCGACCTCACGGGCTGCTTTGAGGCACTCATCAAACACCTTCCCCTTGGCAAAGCTGGGTGTCCGATCGAAATGGCGTGTTGCTTCAGTAACACCAAGCGAGATTGCATGGGGATGGAATTGTTCTTTCTCCAGCGTTTCCTTTATGTGCTTGGCAATAAAGTCGTTTGGGTGCATTGATGCCTCCGCCATTTCTTAAATTGGTCTCATCACACAAGCGACAGGCAATGGGAGTCCGTGACCCGCTGATGGGCCGCTATCGCTTGTGGGATAAGGGCCCCGTTGTCGAGACCAGGAAAGAGCGTTTACCACATGCATTGCGCTGGTGGTGGTGGCTTGAGCACTTCACAGTGAGTCAGCCGTTCTGGTTATTGGCACGTGTATGCCCTCACGGGCAGATCTACCTGTCGAAACAGTCGCCTCTCGGCGAGGGCCTTGGTGGCGATTCACTCCGTAACCAAGGCATCCGCTTAACCCAGCGGTGGGGTATTGTGATGGGTCTTCCCATCAGCTACCTGCTGCGGGTCACCACACCTCAGTTGGCCTTGGTCACCGGTTCACTCGCCAACCACGCTGTCCGCGGCCGTCCCCTGCAAAACCAACTGATTTCTCTCCTGGCCTTTTACATCGCCAGGGCGGATGGGTTTTCGTACCCCATGGGGCCTACCGCGGTCGGTTTCCTCACCGCTGCTACAGCCATGGCTGGGGAGCTTTTGTCGTAGTTACGCTCCCATTGACGGCCTGGTTATCCAGTTACGACGCCAAAGTCGATTTGCCTACATTCTGTATCATGCCAAAGATAATCACGCAGCGTGGTTATGGTGTCAACACAAAACGTGATTATTTTGGTCAAAATAAAACCCGCATAATACGGGTTTGTGTTTTTATGTTGAATGGAATGTTCGTTATTCTGGGGTATACGAACCAATGACGACACCAAACACTTTGACCGGCTGCATGTGGTCATTGATGGTATAGCGTGGGTTTAATGCCTTTAGATAAGTCTTACCAATTTCGTTCTCGGCTAGCTCCTTGAACGTACAACTCCCGTCCTCCAAGTAAGCTATGACTCTTAGCCCTGGCTTAGGCGCATGGTCTGGATCGACGAAGATGACAGTCCCTTCGGGGTAACTTCGTTGGCCATGAGGGTTTGTCATTGAGTCACCACGAACTTTCAATGCAAAGGTTCTTGGGCCAGCTTTGGGATTGGGGCAGGCATAATACTCAAGGTCTTCCGTAGGAAATTCAAAAGACTCTGAAAGGCAAAACTCTCCAGCCTGCACCCATGAAATCAAGGGCACCATTTTGATCTCGCTACTTGAGAGGGGGGCGAGCTCAATCAGTTGTTTTGAATGGAGTGATGGAGAACCGAACAAAATGACTTCAGGACCAACACCCAACGCTTGGCCGAGAATGATCGCATCATCGGCACTGATTTTGCGAGTTCCCACCTCATAGTTCCCAATACGTGATTGCGACGCCCAGCCGCACCTCTCGGCAAGCGCCGCTTGGCTAAGTCCCTGTTTTTCACGAAGAGCTTTAAGACGCTCTCCACGGATTAAGTGTTCATTTGTCATATTCACCATTTTTATCACGTATTGTGATAACCATCACTCACGTTTCGTGTTTACTATAAATCACAAAACGTGTTTAATAAGTTCATGGACGGGAGGGGACTAGTGAACCGAATAGCTGAAATCAGGAAAACTTTGGGTAAAACCCAAGCCGAGCTGGCTAAGGCCGCGGGTTGGCGAGTGTCAAGGATCGGCAACTATGAACTTGGGTTAAGAACCCCTGGGCTTCTTGAGAGCCGTTGCATTGTCGATGCACTCAATTCCATTGGAGCCAAGTGCTCACTCGAAGAAGTCTTCCCCCCGGTAACTAACGAAATCCTGAGGTCATGATGACAAGCATCACAGATAAAACCACGTTAAACCCCAGTTCTGTTTTGCGTACCGATGTACTAGCTGCTGCCTATCTGTTGGGACAAGCCTCGAACATCAGTGATCTTGCTCGCAAGTTAGGTAAAAGCCCGGTGGTGTTGGCGAACAAGATGAATCCGGATTGCGACAGTCACCACCTCAACCTGGGGGAAGCGGTAGCCGTCACCGAGTTGGCTGATGACAACCGCATCTTAGAGGCATGGGCCGCGGGTCGTGGACTGATGCTTGTCGCGAGGCCTAATGGCTCTGTCAGTGATGATGAACTGGTTGAGCAGGTGCTCTTGGCACAGTCCGTGTTCGGCAAGCTGATGCAGGCCATTCACGATGCCCGGGTTGACGGAGTTATCGATTGGATGGAGCAGGGCCAGATTGAACGGGTAGGAACTCTGGTTGCCGAGCAGGTAATGGGGCTGATTAGAAGTACTGGTGCCAATGTGCGGACTCTGCCGATGGGGCCATCTGGTTGTGCTAAGTGAGCTGGATCAGTAGGGCACATTAACTATCAGCCAGCAGCGTATTTGGCGAAATCTGAAGGAGATTGTGATGAGTAAACGAGGTTTCGATGTTAATCGACAGATGCTGGATGGGGAGCGCAAAAAAGCCTATCGCAAACTGCGTCGGCGTCTTCAAGGTGCGCTGGCTGTGCTGCAGGGAGGGACTGAAGGTACTGGAGTCGCATCGCACTCGTTATGTCACCCCTTTGTCCCTGGCCCTCAGTGCCGGGTTGAACGGCTCGCTCAAGAACAGCTGCTGTTGGTATTGACCAGTTTAATCAAAGCCGCTCCTCGAGACGTGATGGACGAGATCATTGCGGACTCCGAGCACGTGTTGTGCGATACCCGATTCGCCGTGAGCCTAGGGCAAGAAGAGGCCGCCAAGGAGATGAGAGGTCGTGCCAGAGTCAATCTGGCACACCTAAATAGCCTTGGTTGAAGGCACCTGAGTGGTTAATAAGTGCCGTTTTGCCATGCGATTACCACATCAAGTGGTTCGGTCGATTCATGGTCGGGATCGGGGTTGGTGAACTCTGGTTCGCTCAGCAGCAGGTCTGCGATGTTTTGCCCCTTGCCGGATAGCCACAGGGTTAAACCGGAGGGTGAATGGGTAATAAGGCGTACCAGGTGGAATTCGCCGTCCTCTTCTAGTTGGAGGATTTCACCCACTTGAAGGGGGTAGCGAAACGTGACGGGCTCCTTGGGGATGAGGTCCCGGTCGTACGGGGTTAAAAACTTGATGCGGTAGTCATAGGTCATGGCCTTCTCCTTGTGAAGTGGGACTCTAGCAAAGCCACTTTATCACATGGGGGAGGCCACCCAAAAAGAGCGGCCCCGCGCTGCTGTAACAGCCGGGACCATGGTTCAACCATCGAAAGGGATGTGAACATGAAAGATCTTATCCAACCGAGCTCAGTCAGGCAAGTAATGCCGCAACTGCAGTTTGTTAACGGGTACCGGCTGGTGGTGATGGGACTGTCGTTACCCATCAGTGCTGAACAGGCCAGGATGGTGTTTGCCCAGTTGCAGCACATGGGAGGTCGTCATGGGTGAGGTAGTAAGACTGGCGACCTCATCGGAACCAGCACCAGTTCAACGAGGTTGTAACGTGACGGACAATCGCCGTAGCGGGTTCGTGTTGCTGTATAAGAGCATCAAGGATACGCCGTTCTATCGTGATCCATCGCGCAAGGCGCTGTGGTTGCACCTGTTGATTGAAGCTGCCCATGAGCGCACAGAGGCCGCCTTTAATGGCAACCGGTTGGTGCTGAGTCGAGGACAGGTGGTGGGTTCTGCCCGTTCATTGGGTGAAGCGTGTGGTGTCTCAGAAGACAGTGCTCGCCGCTCGCTGGATGTATTCGAGCAGGAGGGGATGATCACTCGCACCAGTAAACAGGGTACCCGCGGGTACACCCTCATAACTGTCCTCAATTATGACCCGTACCAGCGCGGAGTTTTAGAACACATTAGCGCGGAGTTAAGCGCGGAGTTTGAACCCGCATCGGATAAGGGGTTAGAGGGGGATCACTTACTCCGCGGCGCGGAGTTAGCCGCGGAGTTTCACGCCGAAGATCTAAACAATATAAACAATAAAACAAACCAAGATCTTAATGATCTTTCGTCGCAACTCGCTATCGCGACTTTCGACCAGAAGGGGGAACAGCTTCCCATCGTTGACGCTGTATCTGCCGAGCCCAAGGCTCGGGTCATACCAGGCGCCGCCATTCAAACCCCTAATGGCAAGTCATGGGGAACAGCTGAAGACCTTAAGACCGCGCAGTGGATGTTCAAGCGGGTGCAGGTTATTGCCCCCACGGCTCTGGAGCCAAATTGGACACAGTGGGCCAACGTGATCCGGCTGATGCGCGAGCTTGACCAGCGCAGCCACCGGGATATCTGCGAGCTGTATGACTGGGTGAGCCGAGATGCCTTTTGGTGTACCAACGTGCTCTCACCGCAGAAACTGCGTCAACAGTGGACCCAGTTGACAGTGAGGCGCAATGCTCCTGCTCATCGGCCCACTGGTGGCCAGCATACCGACCTGACCAAGTCCATGACTGCCGGTGAGCTGAACCGCCTGATGCAGGAGGGGTTCTGATGAGCATGAAACCATTGAACGCAGTTCTGAATGCGATGACTGTTGGCGACTCTGTTAACCCGATTACGGCTTCCCCACAGCGTGCTTTGACTGACCACGATTCGCAGATGGTATCGCTGCTGTTCGAGCAGTTGAAAATCGTGTTCCCCGCCTGGAGGCATGCTTTCCCTAGCGATGACTCCCAGCGGAGAGCTTTGGCTGAGTGGACGCGTGCGTTGGTTGATGCGGACTGCACCAGTCGTGAGCAACTGCAGCTTGGCATGCGGGTCGCTCGTGAACAGGAGATCCCGTTCTTCCCCAGCACGGGCATGTTCATTAAGTGGTGCCAAATCACACCCGAGGCCCTTGGTCTGCCGACCGTTGATCAGGCATTGGTCGATGTCGTTCGTCACCGCAAGAGCCATCCAGCCGTGGTTATTGCAGCCCGAGCTACTCGCTTCGAGCGCCAGACCCTGACTGCAGATGAATACCGGAAGGTGTTCGCTCAAGCCTATGACCAGGTCGTGCGGCGGGTGATGGCTGGCGAAGATATCGAGGCCGAGGTACTTAAGGGGCTACCAACCCGTGAGCAGATCCGGCACAACCCTGAGTTCTACCAGCAGGCAGGGCAGCGAGGTGTTGCGCGTCTGAAGGCACTGTTTAAGCGTGGGGGAGGTGTGTGATGGCCAGCCAATTCAACGCAAATGCCGAGCGCGATGTGCGTGAGGCGAAGTTCTGCAGGGTCGCTATCTACCCACCTGTACGTGGTTGGGTGGGGGAGCGGGTTCATCTGGAGGTGTCGAACTCGCAGGAAACGCTTGGCCGGACTGATGCGGCGACCGGTGCCGGGTATTACCTGGTGATAGATGGGGCTGAGGAAGCGCGAGAGGAAGCAGCGCGGATCCGGGGCAAGGCGGTAGATCTGGTGAGGGTAGGGGCATGATGCACTACTACGCCCAGCATACAGCGACCAGAAACTGGTTTGCGCCGGTCTTGACCATCGATGAGGTGGAGAAGGCGAGAGAGGCGGGGATCCCAATGTTTATCGCGCTCTATCTGATCGGCGAATCTGGCTTTGGTTCGGTCGCTGAGCATGCAGCCCAAATCGTAGGGGAGGCGCTTGAACGCGCTGCCCATCGCACCACCACCGGGAGGGGGAGGAACTGATGAGTATTGGATGGATGTTTTTGGGGTTGGCATTGGTCTGGCTGGCGTTTCTGGTGATGTTCGTGATCACATTGCGCCAGTGGTTGGCAGAAGATGTGGGGCTGGAGCTGGATTGGGACGAGTTCGCGGATGAGCCGCGCCTGGTGTCTACCTGCCGTGAGCTCAGCGAGCTGGCAGCAAAGACCAAGGAGGCCAGTCATGGTTAAGGCCTTCTTCCTGTTGATGTATGTGTTTGTGGCGCTGTTTGTTCTGGCCCATGTGCCCTATGAGGGCGGTCTGGGTTGGCAGATGCTGCAAGCACCGGTGGTATGGGTGATCGCGGCTGGTTGGGTGCTGGTTATGTTCCCCCGTCAGATCGTCCGTCTGCTGCTGGCGCCACTGCGGACCGTTCTGCTGGTGTTGGTGTGGTGCGGCACCCTGTTATTGGCGTTGACCAAGGCAGTCCTGGTGATGCTTAACCGTATGAATCGCGATCTGGCCGGGGAGGCCCATCATGACCGTTAAATCGAAAAAGCTGACTGAGCAGGGCCTGATCGACCTGGCAGGCGTGAAGGTGTATATCGCTGGGCCGATGAGCGGATTGGCCATGCTAAACCGGCCAGCGTTCTTCGCTGCTGAAGCCTATTTGCATGGTCAGGGAGCGCGCGTGATGAACCCCGCTGTGCTGCCGGATGGCTGGGATCATGATGCCTACATGCGGATCACCATACCGATGATGATGGAGTGCGATGCAGTTGCCTTCTTACCTAGCTGGCAGCAGAGCAAGGGAGCGCGGCAAGCATTCACTCGGGCACGAGCCTTTGGGCTGGATCTGCTGCAGCTTGATATGGAGGTGGTGGCTGACGATGCATGGGTGAAGCGGCATTTGCCGCTAGTGGTATAGCTGAGATCCTGTTTTGCATTACCGTGAGGTAAAGGTTACATGAGCAAGTTTACTAGCCGCAGTGCGGCCAGAGCACACCATTTACAGCAGCAAGCCAGCAACCCGGCTGGTGTAGCACTTAACGAGAGTGCTGCGCTGTTCCGTACCATTGATACGTCTTGTCCGGGCCTGACTGCAGCAGAAGCGGCCCGCCGGGTTATTGCTTCTGAATCACTCGCCATGCGTCGCAGCGCAAGTTACCAGTTGCTGGCTCGCCTGGGCCCGTTGCTCGATAAGCTGGAGATGGTGGAGAAACTGGGATGATGCCAACTCATCCGGTGTTTGTGCCAGCCATGGGATTGGTGCTGCTGGAGGTGGGAGAGGGGCTGGTTGCGTTGCGCTCCTCTCTTGGTAATCGTCCGGTGGTGCTGGTCCCGGCCTGCGAAAGGGGGGATTTGCTGGTGCAGTTCCCTAAGCTGGCCAGCGCCCTGCTGGAGCCAGCCATCGTTAACGCTGCCGGTGGTGAACTGGCCTTGCATAGTGTGGGTCAGTGCTTGATCGGCGAGGGCTGCATTGGTGAGTCGGTCACCACCCAGATTGGTGGCTTGCCACTGCCCCTGTGCTGGCACCACGATAACGAGTTCCGTGACGGCCAACTGCCGATTCACCTTGCCGAGCACACCGCCACTATTGCTCGAGCGGTGTTAACCCGGGTAGCGGGCTGGTGCGGGGTGTCGCTTCCCCAGTTGCAGGCGCGGGATCTCTGTTGGTGGGCCAGCGTGTTCAAGGTGCAAGGGTTACTGCCGACCGAGGTGGTTCGCCATGCCTGTCGCTTGTCACCTCTGGAGCCAGAGCGGGTGCTGCTCCCCGGGCGTGGCTATCGAGAGACCGATGCTCGCTATCGGGTGAGCCGACCCGAGCTGATGGAACAAGACCCGCTCGCCGAGTTGCGCAGCCGGATCCGCGTCAAGCCAGCAGTGAAGGCCATCGACCCAGAGCCGCCGATGTTGCATATCCCCAGACCGAAAATGAAGCGCTGGGTGTCTGCCGCCTATCTGGCGTTCGTGCGCCAGCTACCGTGTGTGGTGACCGGCCAGACTGGGGGCATCGAGGCGCACCACATCGTGGGCCACGGGTTGAGCGTGATGGGGAGCAAGGCGCATGATCACCTGACGTTTCCGCTCTGCCATGACGCACACATGGAATTGCACAACAAGGGTTGGCAGCAGTGGGAACAAGCCCATGGCAGTCAGCTGGTTCACGTCGTGATGACGTTAAACAAGGCCGCCGGCCTGGGAGTGTTTGGATGACGCCATACAGTGGAAAGAGTGACGCGGGGCAACGGGTGAAGGCTCGGGCCCGCCAGCAGCCGATACCGGGCTCGATGAACAAGACTGAGCAGGCCTATGCCAGCCACCTGCGCACGTTGATGCTGGCGGGGGAGGTGATCTCTTATGAGTTCGAGCCGCTCAAGCTGCGGCTGGCGGACAAGACCTTCTACACCCCTGACTTTATGGTGGTGCGCAAGGATGGCCTGATCGAGCTGCACGAGGTGAAGGGGTTCTGGGAGGATGATGCCCGGGTCAAGATCAAGGTGGCAGCCAAGCAGCACTGGATGTTCACCTTCATCGGCGTGATGCGCCAAGGCGCCAACTGGTCATTGGAGGCATTCTGATGCGGCTTGAATATGCACTTTCAATCGGGGAACCCCGTTCGGTCATGCTCCAGGCTATTCAGTCTCGCTCTACCGGTCCTTCCCACCTCACCCAGGCCGATGTGCTGGGTGCGCTTGGGCTGGTGCAGAAATATGAGGGCGTGGGGTTGGCGCTGATGATGGCCCGCTACACAAAAGATAAGGCCAGTTATCGCAAGGCGGTGATCGGGGTGATGGCACACTGCAGCAAGCAGGCCCCCAAGTATGTGGGCACCATTAAGTCACGAGGTCATGCTATGGCTTTGAAAACCATTGCTGCACTAGCTGTGGAACACTACTGCCGCACCGCAGACACTCCGGATGCAGCTTGTCAGTGTAAGGGGAGGGGGAATGTGCGGGATATGGAGGCCTCTCGATTGCACGGCAAGCCCATAGATAAGATTTGTCCACGTTGTGGCGGTACCGGGCTGCGCTCTATTCCTGGCACGCGGATCCGACGAGCTATCGAGCCACGACTGGGTACCCTGAGCCGTGGTGAATGGGAACTGCGGTGGTACCCGCTCTATCAGGCGGTGCTGGCATGGTGCCATGTACAGGAGAGTGAGGTGAAGGCCTTCTACAAGCGTGTGACGGCGACATGATATCTTATGCCGCTTAGTTTCATGTCCGGATCATTGTCTGTTTTTTACAGTAGCGCAATAAGTGAATGTCAAGAAAATGCATTTAGATATCGGCGAAAATCTGGTAATGTTATGATTTGAAGGTGTTTTTTTATGGTTTGATTGGGGCGGGGTTATACCGAAGACCCTATTATCATAGTATTAGTATTTTCTCCAATATAATTGCTTTTTTATAAGGAAGGTTAATGAATACTAAATCATTTTTAAAACTACTTGGGAAGTATTCTAAAGAAGAGCATTTACGTTTAATGAAAGGAACATTGAATATAGATTATTCAAAACTTTCGTCTATTAAACCAATTTTTAGTGAGCGATGGAAAAATCAAAATGTAGTTGTTCCATATATAGCAGAGTCACATATTATTGATTCTTATTATTCTTTGCCAGAACGACCAGACATTGCGTTTACCTGTCTATGGAAGGCTATAAACAATTCATACAACAATTATTTTTTAAAGCAAGCTAATAATAACTTAAGTTGTAAAAAGTTATCTGATACTAAAAGTTTAGAAAAAGTGGTTGAACACATATCAAATGATTCCAATAAATCATTTAATTATAACTCAGTTAACTATACAATTGAGGAGTTGGTCAACATATATATCAATAAGATCCCTGATAAAACATATAGCTTTGTTTCTAACTACATCCTGAAAGGAATGGCCGTGACTGGTCCAAATGTTTCTGGTGTGTCTGACATATATGCTAGCTCTTCATACAAAACATTTAAAAGTAAGTTTGCAAGTATTCATGATGTTATCGAAAAAACGTATGGTGAAAAGTATCGAAACATATGTAATGTTTCATTGTCATCAGATAAAACATATGTTAATTTTGGTATTAATGATAGCAATAAAATTAAGTCAAGAAAATTAGTGCACAACTTGTCAATCAGCTTAAGGGACATGTTGGAGGGAAATATATGTAAACTTGATAACAAAGACTCGAAATATAGTGGTGAAATTAAACTCTTGTCATTTCATGAAAGATTATCATTTCTTGTTTTTGTAATTCTTTATGCAGTGAGAAATAATAATACTCATGGTAATGTTGTGTCTAGAATGAATAGTGCTTATACGAATAGTGATAGTTTCAAAGCGGCTGAATATATTTTCCTTTTAGCTCACATGTTCTTGTCATTGATTATGTATAAAAATGGAGACCTGCACTTGGATGAACTTGGGTTTAATGTGGTAAATATTCAGTAAAGCATATTAAATGTATGTCGGGTTTCTTTAGTGGTGGCGTTGTTCAAATCTAGGGTGAGATTATATGTTTCTTATAATCTGATGTTGATTTTAAAATACGTCTGTTGTGTTAAAAACTAGCGTGAATGTTCAACAGAATAATATACACGAAGGTGGTCAGTTATTACCTGAAGATGGAGGGTAATTCTGATTCGTATGTACATAAACCGTTATCGTCGATGTCATTCTCGAAACCATGATGCGTGGCAAGTCTGAATTGTTTTCAATGAAAATTGCTGGGGTTATGAAATTGAAAACCGTGTTTGAGAGGAAAGCAGACAGTGAGCGAAGAACTCCCTAAGGGGCTTTCCTTTCAGGCATCAAAAGGCCAGTGGAAAGCCCAGCACAAAGGGCAGATGTACACATATAGTAGGGCTAGATACGGAGATGGGGCTAAGGATCTGGCCCATAGAGCTCTAGAGCGAATGCAAGCCGGGACTTTTGACCCTGTAGCCGATGATCTGCTATTCAAGCAGTCATGGAAGATGGATGACGTAGCCAGACAGCTTGGACTGTCTCTGAGGCAGCTCCGGCTGTGGATGCTGACAGGTATAGTAAACGGCAAAGAGGTCCGCCCTCCCAAACGGGATGTGAGAGGTGTAGACCGGATAACAGGTTATGAACTGATGATGGCACAAGAGCGCTTGCTACTTGAATAAAAGGAATGGTCATGGCTGAACGTATTGGATACGCAGTTTACAGCGAGATTGAAGGTGGCTATCTGGCCACTGCATCCCCAAGCAATTACCTCTGGGATCCTTCTGCAGCAATGATGTATGAGACTGCGGCTAAGGCGTGGGCGTCAGCGAACCGCCGCGGTTCCAAGTATGCGGTCGCAGTTGCCATCGTGCGTGATGAAAGCGGAAAGTTGCAACATGAAGAATTGCCTTTTCCAATGAAGGCAGCTCCTGGTAGTTGGATCGTGCGCATCGAGGATACCGGATTACCAATGGGTCCCCTCTATGTCACAAGCCTGAGCCGAGATGGAAAAACTCGTGCTTCCACAGAAATTTGTGATGCTAGAGGTTTTAGCCATGAGCAAGCTCTTGAGTTAGCGGCCCAACTCCAAAGTATGCCGAATCGTACCGCCAAAGTTGAGCAAGTATCGGTTTAAGAGGGAGTGCTGGCCCATTGCCGATTGTATCGACTATCTTGATTCTCATATGAGACAAACAGGTGAGGTCGTATGGATAGCAAATGGAAGTGGCCGGCGTTGAAAGTCGCAAGGTGGGCTTTCAAACATGGTGAGTTTTTTGACCTTTACGATGTGTCATATCTACTTGGGATACCGACCAGCGACGCGGGTAAAGTGGTGCTCTATCTGAGGTCATTGCGCTGTGTGGAGAAACTGGCCGAGACTCGGCGTTGTAAGCCTGAACCTGGGCGAATGGCTCGTCGCCGGATCTTTATCAAGGTTCTGGCCATTTATCCGGAGCCAGTAAAAGTAGAGGCTCTGGTGCAGGATGAAAGCGGTCTTACTCAATACCAAACATGATCAGCGCCTATGTGCAGACGGTAGGTATCTCTGTGATGCTGGTGGTATAGCGAGGGCTGAGCTTATCCCGCTTCATCATCTATTTACTGGCATCACTCCCTCTAGCGCCAAAATAGACTTTCCCAAGTCCTCCTGGACTGATGTTGTCGATCGCCTGTATCTCAACCATTGCTGCGTGGCCCTCGTGGCCCTCGTGGCTCTCAGGCGAACAGACGCCTTGCTGGATGGTGTTCGGGGTGAGGTCGTAGAACGTCATGCTCAAAATGTGAGCTGCAAGTTGTTTGTTGGTCAATATTGGTTCGGTTGGCGTTCAATTGTTTGATCTAACCCAAGTTTCACTCCGCTAGGGCTTTTTTTACCGCTCGTGAGTTGTATCATGCCCAATTGGCAATGATGTTGCCTTAACCATTGGCCGTTGCCGCCTCGACCTTTTTATCCAACTCGTATCATCTTGTTTTCTAGGACATTCAATGGCCGTCAACCAGGCGAAAATTTTTGAACAGCTCGAGCAACTAACCTGCGAGATCGATCGCGATGAGTTTATTTACGGCTTTATGAGCGCATTCGATTTTCCGAAGGCGACGATAACCCAGGTTCGTCAAGGAGGCGCTCGAAACGTTGCCAAAGAAGCGGGCCATGTTGCGCTGAAGAACAAACTTTACTTCCAGCCCGTAGTAGAAGGTTCTGATCTCAATGCGCTGTTGGAAACGCGCTTAAGCGATCCTGGTATCGCCAAAAATAAGATTCGTTTTGTGCTGGTTACCGACTTTATCCGGTTTCTGGCGTGGGATACGTTAAGCAAAGAGTTACTCGATATTGAGCTGGATGAGTTGCACAGCAACTATGGTTTCTTCCTGCCGCTGGTAGGCCTTGAGAAGGCTATCGTCAGCAGCGAAAATCCTGCCGATGTCAAAGCTGCTGAGAAAATGGGCAAGCTGTTTGATCTTATCCGCACTCAAAATGATCTTAGCCAGCCTGCTGACATCCACGCTCTGAACGTCTTTTTGACTCGCTTGCTGTTTTGCCTGTTTGCCGAAGATACGGGCATTTTTGGCAAAGGGCAGTTTACTTCTGCCATCCAGAGCTACACAGAAGAAGATGGTCGCGATCTGGATTTCTTCCTCGATCAATTGTTCACGGTGCTCAATAGCGAACCAGGCAGTGCTAAGCGGCAAAATTTGCCTGTGCATCTGACGGCATTCCCCTACGTCAATGGCGGACTGTTTTCATCGGATCAACCTATCCCAGAACTGGGTAAGAAAGGCCGCCGGATCCTGCTTGAATGCGGCACCATGGATTGGAGCGAGATCAATCCAGATATTTTCGGCAGCATGTTCCAGGCTGTTATCGACGTAGAACAGCGCAGTCGGCTGGGCCAGCACTACACCTCCTACAGTAATATCATGAAGGTGATTCAACCGCTGTTTCTTGACTCGTTGCAAGCTGAACTCGATAAACAGCTTCAAGTTGCAGCCAATAAGCGTGCTAGAGGGCTGCAAGCGTTATTGGTGCGGATGGGTCAGATCAAAGTTTTTGACCCTGCCTGCGGATCGGGTAACTTCTTGATTGTGGCTTATAAGGAGCTGCGCAAGCTTGAGATGGCAGTCATCAAGGCGTTGGAGGAGGTCGATCCGCAAGGATTCGCCATGAGTGGGCTGCATCTGTCGCAATTTTATGGTATCGAAATCGACGATTTTGCTTGTGAGATTGCCCGTTTGTCGCTGTGGCTGGCCGAGCACCAGCTTAACAGCCAGTGGCAGCAGGAGTTTGGTTTTGCTCCTCCAGCACTGCCACTTCGGGAAAGTGGTAAAATTCAGAACGGTAACAGTTTACACCTCGATTGGAGTCAGGTTTGCCCGAAACTACCTGAAGATGAAGTATATGTGATTGGTAATCCACCATTTCTAGGCACAACTGGCCGGACCTCGTTGCAAAAAAATGACATGCTGACGGTATTTCAAGGGTTCAAAGCATTAGGATATCTTGATTACGTTGCATGCTGGTTCTGGAAGGGTGCCAACTATATTAATAACTCTCGAGCGGAATTAGCCCTGGTTTCTACGAACTCAATTTGCCAAGGCGAACAAGCAGCTACGCTATGGCCAAGCATATTTTCCATGGGTATCAGAATCCATATCGCTTATCAAACATTCGCATGGGCAAACAATGCAAGAGATAAAGCAGCTGTTCATGTTGTAATTGTTGGGCTGTCTCAACACTCTATAACTAAAAAGCTATTCCAATATATTGGCGGGGAGTGGCATCAAAAAATAACAAAAAATATTAGTCCCTACTTGTTAGAGGGGGGCAATACGGTCGTCACGCCATCTAATAAATCATTGGTTAACGATATTCCTAAAATGGTCAAAGGAAACCAAGCCACCGATGGTGGGCACTTATTTCTTGACCGACGTGAGCGAGAAGAGTTGATACAAATCGAGCCTGATATTGCTCAATGGATTCGCCCTGTAATGGGAGCCTCAGAGTTTCTAAACGGTAAGGAACGATGGTGCCTGTGGTTTGTTGATGCCGAGCTAGAAAAAATAAAAGCTAACCCAGTAATAGCAAAAAAATTGTTGGCTATAAAAGAATTGAGAATTATGGCAGGACATTCTGCAGCAATAAAAATGTCATCGCAACCACATATTTTCATGCAAGTAAGTCAACCCAAAAATGGTAACTATATTCTTGTGCCTAGTGTTTCTTCTGAGCGAAGATTATACATACCAATGGGTTTTTGCAGTCACAAAATAATATCCACCAACCTTAACTATATTATCCCATATGGAACTATTTATGAGTTCGGCATGCTTTCCTCATTATTGCACAATGATTGGGTAAGGCTTGTTGCAGGCCGTTTAAAAAGTGACTATCGATATTCTGCCACTATCGTTTACAACACTTTTCCTTGGCCAGAGGTCACTGATGTCCAACGCCAAGAAATAGAACGTTTAGCGGAAGAGGTCTTGCTAACTCGAGCAGAGTTCTCTGGCAAGACTCTTGCGAACCTCTATGACCCTGACAAAATGCCTGCTGCATTGTTGGCGGCCCATCAGGCGCTTGACAGCGCGGTTGATCGTCTTTATCGCGAGCGCCCATTTAAAGATGCAGCAGAGCGTTTAAGTTGCCTGCTGGCTCGCTATGAAGCCCTCGTCGGAAATTGATCAATGATGCAGGTCGATGGCCTACGTTGTGTCACTAAAATTTGGAAGGATTCACGATGAACAATTTGTTGCATGTGGAGTATGGTCAGACAGGCCAGAGTGCCAGCTTAAACGAAATGGGGATGCGCGAGATGCAGGCGCGTGCGTTTGCCGAGCGTAATAGCCAGTATTTGTTGATTAAGGCACCGCCTGCTTGTGGCAAGTCTCGTGCTTTGATGTTTCTGGGGCTCGACAAGTTAGAGCATCAGGGGCTACGCAAGGTGATCGTGGCTGTGCCAGAAAAGTCCATCGGTGGATCTTTCCAGAATACCCAGTTAACCGAACATGGTTTTTTTGCCGATTGGGTGGTGAGCCCGGAAAACAATCTCTGTGTTGATGGTAGTGACAGCGGCAAGGTCAACGCTTTTCAGCGCTTTATGAACGGCGACGATCGCATCCTGGTCTGCACCCATGCCACTCTGCGGTTTGCGTTTGATAAGCTACCTGTGGCCGTATTCAATGACTGTGTTGTGGCCATCGATGAGTTTCACCATGTGTCCGCAGATGGTGATAACCGCTTGGGGAGCCTGATCGATGATCTGATGAATAAGTCGAGCGCCCATATTGTCGCGATGACGGGGTCTTATTTCCGCGGTGATACAGTTCCAATCCTGCTCGCAGAGGATGAGGCCAAGTTTACCAAGGTCACTTACACCTACTACGAGCAGCTTAATGGCTACCAGTACCTGAAATCCCTTGGCATCGGTTACCACTTTTATCAGGGGCGTTATATCGATGCTTTGCCTGATGTGCTTGATGCCAGCAAGAAAACCATCATCCATATCCCTAACGTCAATTCAGGTGAATCGACCAAGGACAAGCACGGTGAGGTAGATGCCATTCTCGACGTGTTGGGTGAGGTTGCCATGCGTGACCCGGAATCGGGCATTTTGCATATCACTGCCAAAGATGGGCGGATGCTGAAAGTGGCCAACTTGGTAGATGACAATGCCACAGAGCGCCCAAAAGTTCAGGCATATTTACGAGATATCAAACAGGCCGATGATATGGATATCATCATTGCCTTGGGAATGGCCAAGGAGGGGTTTGACTGGCCTTACTGTGAGCATGTGTTGACCATTGGTTATCGCAGCTCGCTGACCGAAATTGTGCAGATAATTGGCCGTGCGACCCGTGATTGCAAAGGCAAGAGGCATGCCCAGTTTACCAATCTGATTGCCCAACCTGATGCGCAAGATGAGGATGTGCGGTCATCGGTAAACAATATGCTGAAGGCAATCACGACGTCACTGTTGATGGAGCAAATCCTCGCTCCCAGCATTCAGTTCAAGCCTCGTTCCCAATGGGATGGTAAACCACTGCCGCCTAATACCCTGATTATCGATGACACTACGGCTACCCCCGTTTCTCAGAAGGTATTGGATATTTTGAACGGTGACAGGAATGAGTTGATGGCTGCACTTTTAACCAAAGAGCAAGTGGTTAAAGAGGCGATCACAGATACCACGCCAATTGAAGCTGTGACACAGGTGGCGCTGCCTCAGGTGATCCAGACCCTCTACCCGGAACTTAGTGAGGAAGAGCAGGAACAGGTACGGCAAGGTTTGCTGCAAACCATATTGATCAACCAGCAGGGAGGCTTGATTGATGGCAAAGACCTGCCAGAAGGTGCGGACGTCGATTTAGGTAGTGAAACAGGTCATCAGGATGACAGCACCGGAAGTAGTGTCGCGGGTAAACAGTTTTTGAAAATGGGTGAGAAGTTCCTCTGCATCGACAATCTGGATATTGACCTGATCGATGCAGTTAATCCGTTCCACGGTGCTTATGAGATCCTGTCAAAGCAAGTTACCGCAGCCATGCTGAAAACGATCCAACAGGCGGTAAGTGCAACCAAGTCACAGGTATCTGAAGAAGAGGCGGTGATCCTCTGGCCCAAGATCAAGCAGTTCAAACAGGAACATGGGCGTGAGCCATCGCTTAATGCGAGTGATCCGATTGAGATGCGCTATGCAGAAGCGTTAGCCTTTGTACGCAAGATGAAGCAACAACAGATGGCAGCGCAGGGACGTTAAGATGATCCGCTTATCGACAGCCAGGCTCGCCACTAAACAGAGCCTGGGAGATATCCTCAGTGAAGAGGATGACCTAGGGTTGCTGGATGTGCAACCGTTGAAAGCCAAAGCGGCTCCAGTCGATCTCGCCAGCGCACAGTTTGCTGAAATCACAGCATTCTATGAACTGCATGGCCGGTTACCCGATGAGGGAAGTGGTGCACTGCTCGAGGAGAAACTACTGGCAAGACGACTTAAGGGGATTTTGGCGGATCCTACGCAGTGCAAACATTTGCAGGCGCAGGATAGATTTGGTCTGTTAAACAGAACCGAAACAGATCAAAATCAGGTTTATTTAGCTACTGAGATTGAGCCTGAAACGAGCATAAGCAGGTCTGAATTGGTGACTTCACTTGCTGATATTTTCGCCGATGACGATGATGGGTTACTTGATTTTGATGAACCCGATATTTTTAGCCTGCGGCACATATCTGCCGAGAAAAAAGAGCAACCGGATGATATCGCGCAGCGTCAGCCATGCGCTGATTTCCCTCGTTTTGCCCCATTATTTACCGCCTTCCATGACGGTTTGAAGTCGGGAGCTTTTGGTTTAGAACGCTTCACGCATACGCTGAAAATTACTGCTGGTGATTTTTTCATTCTCAATGGATTGCTCGGTTATGTTGATAGTGTGGGGGCGCGCCTCGAACAATATAGCGGTTACAATGCCAGACTCTATTTGGTGTTTGAGAACGGCACGGAAATGCACATGCTCTATCAGTCTTTGACCCATGGCTTGGTGCGAGATAAAGAGGGGCGAAAAGCTCAGCTTAATGGGCAATCATTGCGGCCTTCTTTGGAAGCAGTGCCAACCGGGGTCGTTTATATCCTCAAAACACTGAGTACAGATTCTGCTCTCATTCCATATAAGCCGAATCTCTACAAGATTGGGTTCACTGAAACATCGGTGGAAGAGCGGATCAAAAATGCAGAGCTGGACAGTACATTTCTAGAGGCACCGGTTCAGATAGTAGCGATCAACCAGTGTTTCAATCTCAATGCACAAAAATTGGAGGCCTTGGTGCATGGATTTTTTGCTCCGAGGCGCTTGAATGTGAAACTCAAGAGCCATAGCGGACAAATTTATACCCCGAAGGAGTGGTTTAATGTTCCACTGGAAAGCGCTCTGGCAGTGATCCAGCACATAGTTGATGGGTCTATTTCTCAATACCGGTTGGATAATACGACAGGGAAGATTATTCCAAAATTATTGTAGTGTTTATGATTTTTTAGTCTTCATGGGGGAGTTATGGCAGGCCGGAGAGATCCTAGTGAATACATATATATCGTAGCAGAAGTCAGTTGGGATCAGAGAAAAAAAGAGGGTAGACTCACCCCAGTTGCCGGGGAGGTATTTCCTCAAGATATGTATATCGAATGTTCCAAAGCGATTAGAGCATTGCCGGTAGGAACTAAGGTGCGATTAAAGGTAGTTGAGAAAAATCCAAAATCCGATGATGACAGGCCACATCTATATACGAACTATAGATGGAACTACGAAATCATAAGGGATTAACGCTAACGTTATTGATATCGCCCTGCATTTTTTGCTACCGTATAACTTAATGATGGAGGACTGCACCCTAATAGGTTCAGTCCTTTTTTCATTACACGAAAAACAAAGCCCGCACAGCAATGTGGCGGGCTTTTTGTTGCCTGAGAGATAGTGGCGGCCTGGTGATGCGCTAACACCACCAGGCCACCTAGCCACATGCACTAGGTCACGGGCTAAGCCAAGGCCACCATTGCTCTGCAGAGCGGGGTGAGCTTATCACGCTTAAGGACCCCTGATCATATGTACGAATTACGATGCGGCCATTGCGGCAAGAAATTGGCAAATTTTGTGGGGCAGATCGAAATTAAGTGTCCCCGTTGTAAGGTCATCAACAATGCGAGTGCCTCTGAGCCCCTGCTTGGAGGTAGTCATGGAAAAACAATTACAGGACGGGTGGGTGCGGTTGGTGAACGCGGACTCGCTGGAGTTTATCAAGACGCTACCGGCGGCAAGCGTTGATCTGATTGCGACTGATCCGCCCTATTTTGGGGTAAAGCAGGAGGCATGGGACAACCAGTGGGAGAGTGGGGTCGAGTTTTTGGCCTGGCTCGATGCCTTCCTGTTGGAGTTCCGACGGGTGCTCAAGCCCAATGGCTCTGTGTACCTGTTTTGTTCACCTCGGATGAATGCGGATGTGGAGATGCTGATCCGGGATCGCTTCCGAGTGTTGAACCATATTGTGTGGGCTAAACCTTCAGGGGTATGGAACCGGATGCGCAAGGCCGATATGCGAGCGTTCTGGCCGGCGAGCGAGCGGATCATTTTTGCTGAGCAGGTGGGGGCGGAGGGGAGTGCCAAGGCGGGATCGGGGTATGCGAAGGCATGCCACGATCTGCGCCGGCAGGTGTTTGCACCGCTGATTGAGTATTTCCGCCATGCCCGGGAGGTGGCTGGTGTCAGTGCTGCCGATATCAACCGGGTAACCAGCACCAAAATGGCTGGCCACTGGTTCGGAGCCAGTCAGTGGCAGTTGCCGAGCCGAGAGCAGTATGCCCAGTTGCAGATGCTCTTTGCCGAGCGGGGCAGGGCACTTGGGCAGGATTATGCCGGGTTGAGTGAGAGCTATCAGGGGTTGCACCAGACCTACAGCCATCTGGTGGCATCCTATGACGAGTTGCGGGCGGAGTATGAGCAGTTGCGCCGGCCGTTCTCTGTCACCCAGGATGTGCCGTTTACCGATGTGTGGTTGTACCCATCAGTGCAAGCCTACCCGGGTAAACATCCCTGTGAGAAGCCGCTGGCCATGATGGAGCACATCATCCGGACCAGCAGTCGCCCTGGTGATGTGGTGGCGGACTTCTTTATGGGGTCAGGCACTACCGGTAAAGCGGCGATCACGTTAGGGCGGCGGTTTATCGGAGTAGAACTTGAGATGCCGCGGTACCTGCAGACCTGCGCGGAGGTGGAGGCGTTGATAGCGGTGGCTGAAGGGAAATAATGTGGTGCGGGAGGCGGCTAATCGCCGCCTTCTACCAATGGGGGGCATTACATAAGGAAAAACATGTGGGTGTAGAGGCTTGCTGGTTACGCCATTTTGATGCAGTTACGTCCGGATGATTTGGCGTTGTATAGCGCGGAATCTGCAAGCTGTACCAGTTCTGACGGCTGCTGATGACTCGATGGTATTAGGCAGGCGACACCCATGCTAACGGTTACTAAGCCGGTGACGTTTTGTGCGTGTGGCTGGCCAAGTGAAAGAATCTGTTGCTGGATGTGCTCGGCTATTTCGAAAGATGATTGACCCTCCACGCCTGGCAACAAGACGACAAACTCCTCTCCGCCATAGCGAGCGACAAGCTCACCAGAACGGCGCCCTGACTGTGCTAAAGCATGGGCCAGTAATCGTAGGCACTCATCTCCGGCAAGGTGGCCATAGAGGTCATTGAATTGTTTAAAGTGATCAATATCGAGCATGATGAGTGCTATTGGTATTTCAGTACGTAAGCATCGATTCCATGCCTGGATCAATGTGCTATCGAACAGGCGACGGTTGCCAATGTTCGTGAGCCCATCGGTATTGCTCAGCGCTTCAAGTTTCCGGTTCGCTTCGGCCAGTTCCTTCGTTCGGATCTCTATGATGAGCTCTAGCTCATGCTGGCGTTCATCAAGGCTGGTCATTGGATAGATTTCCATATCACGAGCCAAGCCGTAAGGGATTGAAATGCTGCTGTGGGCTATTTTCCATTCCGTGTCTTCAAGCCGGAAAATCAGCACGAGTCTAGCCGTTCTCCGAGATAAGATTTCTTCTGTTTTGGATAGGTGAATATGGAAGAACGCAGTGACGGCCACAACATCAGCAGACAGATCTTGAATTGCTACGTCGAGTATTTCTAAGCCGATTCTTCCAGGGATTTGGGCAAAGTCAGCGCGGGTGATCCGGACCCACTCTTCTCTATCGGTGACAAGGACGTCACTACTTCCAGCAAAACCACAGAAATTTTTGCTAAAGCGGGTGGTTAGCCTGTCATCACGTGATGAGTACATCTCGACATACTCATCAAGCAGTGAACGGATCATCTGCTGACGTGCTGTTGTCATTGGTGTATGCCTATACAGTAAGCGTTTGCCTTTGGTGCTTTATGGCTCCATACATAATAATAGCAATAAGCAAAATTCTCGACAGTATCTTTCTGAGAAAGACAGTCATGTTGTTCTGCATGTAAATTAGTCGTCGATGAAAATGAGATTGTCATTAGTTTTTATAAAACTAAGGGGGAGGTCTCACTTTTTTGCCTCAAACGGCTCTATGATTGATCATGATATGATTAGCTTCTTGGTGTGATTTTTATGACTTACTTTCTGGGAATGAGTGTGGATTGGTCACTTATAGCACTCTTTGCGGGTATGGTTTGTGCACTTTTATTATTGATTTTTTCACTTATCTCTGCGCGAAGGGAGTCTCGTAAAAATAAGCTTAAGGAGGCAATAACAGAGAGCATTACACCACTCCCAAAAAAGCAGCGTTATGGAAAAAAGAAAAATGCGCTGTCAAAAAACAATATACGTTAAATGTAGTTGCATCAGAGTGGTTTCCTATTGGGTATCTCCTGTGTTACGATTGTAAATAAATGGATTGGTTGGTGTGATGCGAAATGGAAAGTTCTATACTAAAAACTAATGCCGATACAACTACGATACTCTTAATTGATGATCACCCATTGTTAAGATACGGCATTAAACAGTTACTATGCTCAAATCCATTTTTGACGGTTATTGCAGAGGCAAGTAATGGGCGTGATGGCTTGCGATTAGCTGAGGAATATAATCCAGATTTAATTTTATTGGATTTGAAAATGCCACAACTCAGTGGTATCGATACTCTGAAACAACTTAGAGCAAGAAGAACAAACAGCAAAGTGATTGTTTTTTCTAATTCTGATGCAATCGAAGATGTTATAGATAGTATACAAATTGGAGTGGATGGCTATTTATTGAAAAGTATTGAGCCAGAGCATTTATTACACGCTATTCAGCTGGTTCGCTCAGGCGTGAGGGTTATAAGTCCTAGAGTTTCTTATATTTATAGAAAAAGTCAGAGAACTAGAGGCGCTACATCCATCGATAACCTTGGTATCCAAAAACTAAGTCATCGTGAGATAGATGTAGCAAGGTTGATTGCCCATGGCAATTCTAACAAAATCATATCTAGAAAGTTGTTTATTACAGAGGGTACGGTCAAAATTCATGTGAAAAATATATTGCGAAAGTTAGGAATGAAATCAAGAATTGAAGTGGCTATATTAATACGTGATGAAAAGTTAACTAATGTGAGTTTAAAAAGTGAAACCATCCCTAATGGGATTTTAAGTTAGTTTGAATAGATTAACGTCAAATACAGCTTGTTCTATAAAGGAGTCCCTAGCTTGGCAGGAACTCCTTAATAGCATCAAATTATATTTTTAATTTCGACCAAATACTTTGATGCCGCCAGTGCTACGGTCGGAGCTACCATAAACTTTAATTGAGTCTACACAACGCTCAGAACCCAAGGAACGCCACTCAGTTTCCTTATCCTCACGAATATCTCGATTGAAGTTTATAGTACGCTTGCCACCATTATTGTAAGTTACGACTACACGTTTAATATTTACATCACGCTCAGCCTTAATCTTTATTGCATCTGTCATGCGACACATAGGAATAGGTATTGTAGCTGCACGTCCACCATCCAATAGTACTGTACGGCCCAGGGTAAACTGTCCGCCAGCATTTGCAGTGGTTGCAACAATCAGCAATGCACTACCAAGCAGTGCTCGGTGAGACATACGACGATTTAAAATTGATTTCAGAAACATAATACCTCCAATAAAACTTAGAGCACCATAAGGACGCCAACCATAACAGGACCTGAATGAACTATAAATGCAAAGTTAAAACTTATTTAAATTTACACAATGTTTGGTTACCGGTAACATTGCGGGATTTAAATTAATATTTACCGAGTGTTCTGCGTTGATTTAATTTCGTTATTAAAATTAATCAAAATTGGCATGAATTTGATTCTTGTCAGATAGACATATTAGCGAGAACGCTTTAATGATTTATATCATGTTCCGGTTTATTTTAATGGCCTTATGCTGTACCCAGGGCGATAGTGTGAACATTCTGTTGTAGGCTGGCGAATTTAAGGGCTGTGCGCCCATTTATTGAGCTGTCTCGCTTCAGGCTAAGATAGCTGTTTCGAATAGTAGATCACAGCGCTCGTATTGAAAACGGGAGAAGTCTCGATTCCTGCAGACCTACGCGGAGGTGCTTCCGGAGGCGGGGGGGGGCTAGGCATGAAGTTTGATCCGCACCTATGGTGTGGCTCTTCATCTGAAAGGACTATTCAACAAGCCATGCCGTTAAGACCTTGTCGAGTTTGACCAATGCCTCTTGATGTTTTTTAGGGTTCTTGTCTCGTAGTTTTTGCAAATTTTGTAGTTTCCAACGAATCGCGGGTAACCGCTCTGCGGTAGGTACATCAAACAGTGTCCAGTCAGGCTCTCCTCGTTTGAAGGATAGGAGAAAGTCTTTATCACGTGGGGTAAACTGGGCTTTTAAAGCGGCAAACATTGCTTCGGGGACTTCAAGCAGCTCCTCCAAGGTGACGGGCTCGTTAGTCATCCCTTCAAACTCCTGTTGAAACGCGTCAGAGAAATCTTTCCATCTTGGGTTCATCACTTCGCTGATAGGTCTGGGATGGCCCAGTGTGTAAGCGAGGAAGCCCACAAATATCTCCCGGGTTATCCCCTCTGCAGCCAATAGCATTCGGACGTCAAACAGATCCCGTGGGTGTTGTCTGTCCATTGCAGCGCAGAGTTTGCCCCCGTAAAGGTCAGGCATGCTGACAACTGCTATTTCGGCGTAGCCAAACTCAGTTTCGACATCTTCAACCACAGGAAGCACTTCGGGGTCATGCAGTGTGCCTCGGGCAACTGGCGAGAGTTCGATTTTGATCGTCGCTGCGCCTGTGACGATAATCCTGAGTTCATCCCCGTTATTGTCTTGAAGACGTGCTTGTAGGCCTTGCTGGCTATTCGCTTGTTCGACAATGCGCTGCAATGCGGCCCTGACATTGGCTATCGCTTCTTCTCGAGGCTCGAGTGGTAGATAGGATAAGTCGATATCAACAGACAGCCGGGGGAAATCCCGTACAAAAAGATTGATAGCAGTTCCCCCTTTTAGGGCAAACATCTTCTCATTGGCGATGATTGGCAGCATCTTGAGCAGTAATACTACCTGTCGGTAATAGACGGAGTCTTTATTCATGATCGATCTCTGATGCTACGAAAAAAGGTTCTGGCACGGTTATTTGATAGCGAGGTTCCAAACGCCCTTGTGCGATGACTTGGCGTTTGCCGGTTCCCAATGTTATTTGGGTTTCATCGAGTCTCTTTACCCACTGATGGCGATAATAATGGGAGAAAAAAAGAAATACCCGATTGGTTTGGACTGCCTTGCTTCGTGTCAATATGGATTGAACTTTACGAGGACTCAAATTGGTCAAGCCTTGAAACAGCTCCGCTGCGTGTTCAAAGCTGATATGTTTACCTATCGCGTTGACTACCTCATATGCGGCGAGTTCGGGGCAGCTGGCTCGGAGTTCTTTGCCCTGTACAGTGATCAGTGTGAAATCTTTTTCGCTTTGCTCTGTCAGTTTCGTCGTGCCGATAAACAACCAGGGTGAGCAGTCAAACTCACGAAACCATGTTGGGAGCGCGCTTTTACTCTCACCACCGATCCAGACGTGCTCTTTTCCTAGTTGCAGATAGTGACTTAGTCCTTGGTATTTCAGGCTTGTGAGACCTGCTATGTGGGGATGGCGATTTAGTTGATTGGTGATGGCTGCGAGAGCATCAGTCCAATCAGGCAGCGAGTTCTGATAAGGATTGGGGCGATAGTAGACACCGTTGGACACTTTTTTCAGCCAACCGCTGTTCGCATACTTAGAGGCCAGTGAGTAGCTGATGCCGTTCTCTATGAGCCATGGTTGCAGTACCAACGAACCCGGGGGGGCATGGTTGGCTAGCCAGTTTATCTTTGATGATATTTTCACTCCTGATGTATCACTTTTCATAAAACTATAAACCTCTGGTTTAACATTTGAGGGATTGTAGCACCATGGGTGTTAATATTTCACGTTTTATAAACTATTGACTGGTGGTGTTGAGATCGGTCGCTGCAGGGCATAGAAAGATTGTCTTGGACAATCGCCTGCAGTTTTTGCTAACGTAGCTTCTGATGATGGAGGACTGCACCTAAACGGATGCGGTCCTTTTTGCATTCTACGTCTAGACCTCTGCTTTGCAGGGGTTTTTTCGTTTCTGGGGGTTCGGATGAGCAAAGAGGAAAGCATGGCCACTGCAGCAGCCCTTGGTGGCACTGCAGTGAAGTCTGGGCCTCCGGTTTTAGTATCCAGCATGACGCTTGCCGGCTACTCGCTCAATGACTGGGTGCTGGTGGCTACGCTCCTGTGGATTGTGGTCCAGATGGGCTGGTTCTTGTGGCAAAACATCATTCGGCCCCGCTCTGGGCAGGGTGGTGAGTGATGAGCAAGGTTCGCATTGCCATTGTTGCATTGACGCTCAGTGCAGCCGGGTTTGTGGGGATCTTGAATCGAGAGGGCTATGAGCCGGTGGCTTATCCCGACCCGGTTCACGGGACTGCGTTGCCGACGCTGGGGTTCGGTAGCACCGAGGGGGTAAAGATGGGCGATACCATCACCCCGCTGCAAGCTATCAACCGGAGCCTGCGGGAGGTGCGGTCGTTCGAGCTTGCCTTGAAGGATTGCATCTCGGTACCGCTCTATCAGTTCGAGTATGACGCCTATGTCGAGCTTGCCCACAATATAGGCCCCAGGGCCTTTTGCCGATCCACCATCGTGAGACGCCTGAACGTTGGCGATTACGCTGGAGCCTGTGAAGCAATCTTATTGTTTAAGCGTGCCGGCAAGCAAGACTGCTCGGTGCCTGGAAACCGAGTATGCCCTGGGCTTTGGAAAGACCGGTTGCGACTCAACGCCAAGTGTAAGGGGATGTGATGGCACTGTTCCCGCAAAGCAACGGGTTCTCCTTTCTGGTTGGCGCACTGGTGATTGCTGCATTGGCCTGCGGTGGCGTGGCCCTTTACCAGTCAGGTCATTCAGCTGGTGAAGAGGGTGAGCGCAAGACCTGGCAAGCAAAATGGGATAAGCAATCTGCCGAGCTGGCAGAGGCCAGGGCTCAGAACGTTCAACTGGCGCGTGAGGAAGAGCAGCGTCGCCAGCGTGCTATCGACAAGGTGAGGCAAGATGCGGAACAACAAATCGCCCGGGTTGAGACTGATGCCGCTGCTGCCAGTGCTGTTGCTGCTGGGGTGCTCGATCAAGCCCGCCGTTTGGCAACCAGAACCAGCCAGTGCGCCAGTCATTCCAGCGTTACCCAGTCAGGCGATGCAGCCAGACAGCCCGCAGTGGTGCTCGCCGACTTGCTCGGCCGGGCTGATGCGCGAGCGGGAGAGCTGGCAAGAGCGTATGACCGAGCTAGAACAGCGGGTCTTGCCTGCGAAAGAGCCTACCACTCCCTGATTTCCCAGCAGTAACCAAATAGCCGCACCGGGTCACTCTCCCATCTGGCGGGTCGTCCCGCGTTAATCTGTGCCGGTGCGGCACCTTTCAGGATCAGCTATGCCTCCACGTGTGCCCAAGGTCTGTCGTGAGCGGACCTGCCATCAATTGACGACCGAGCGTCATGGCTACTGTCCTGTCCATGTTCATCTACACGATGGATGGAAGAAGGTGGCCAGGGTCAGTGCTGATGATCGCGGCTATGACTGGGCATGGCGCAAACTGCGCAAGCGGATCTTGGAGAGGGATAACTACCTCTGCCAGGTGTGCCTTGCCCTTGGCATTGTGACACCCGCAACCCAAGTGGATCACATCGTCAATAAGGCTGCTGGCGGTACCGATGCGGAGTCCAATCTACAGGGCATATGTGACCACTGCCACGACACCAAGACTCGCGCAGAGGCGCTGGCAGCCCGCCAGGCCGGGCGTCAGAGGGGGTAGGGGGGATCAAATCCTTCCAGCTTTTCGCTTCCCCCACTGCTCCGCCTCGTCAAATTTTTATACCCGCGAAATTGAAAATTTAAATGGAGGGCGCGATGGCCGGTGCAGCTGCCGTGCCCGGGCGCGGTAGAAAGCCCAAGCCGACAGCTCTGAAGCGCCTGGGTGGTAATGCCGGCAAGCGGGCACTGAATAAAGATGAACCCACATTCACCCCATTGATCGGGGTTGCCTGCCCTGAGTGGCTGGCAGAAGACCAATGGGCCCCAACGCTGTGGGATATGGTGATCCGCGAGCTCTGCAGTGCAGAGGTGTTGTGCATCACCGACCTGCACAACCTCGAGGCATTCTGTGCAGCCTACTCGCGGTGGCGCAGAGCCGAGATCGAGATCACCAAGCACGGCCTGGTTGTCGAAGGGGCAACCGGCGGGCCGGTGAAAAATCCGGCCTGTACCGTGGCCAATGAATCACTTAAGCAAATGACAACTTATGGGGCCCTGCTCGGGCTGGACCCGTCCAGCCGTTCACGCCTGATCGGCGGTAATAAAAAGAAGGGAGGGGGAAACCCGTTCGCGGCTTTGTAGGGATGGACTATGGCAGCACGCAAAAGTTATCCCTATGTCAACGTAGCGAACGGCTACGCCCGCGACGTTGTACGCGGCAAGATCCCCGCCTGTCGCTACGTCATCCAGGCTTGTCAGCGCCACCTCGATGATCTGGCCAAAGAAAAATCAACCAAGTTCCGATACCGCTTCGATAAGGACAAAGCCGAGCGGGTAGCCAAGTTTATTCAGCTCATGCCCCACACCAAGGGTGAGTGGGCATTCAAGCGCCAGACCCTGAATCTTGAGCCGTGGCAGTTGTTCATCGTCTGCTGTGTATTCGGCTGGGTGCGCAAGGGCAGTGGCCTGCGCCGTTTCCGTGAGGTCTACAACGAGATCCCCCGCAAAAACGGCAAGTCGGCGCTCTCTGCGCCGGTCGGCCTCTATTGCTTCGCTGCTGACAACGAATTCGGTGCCGAGGTTTACTCCGGCGCCACCACAGAAAAACAGGCGTGGGAGGTGTTCCGCCCAGCTCGCCTGATGGCTAAGCGTACTCAGGACTTCCTCGACAATTACGGGGTCGAGGTCAACGCCAGCAACCTGAACATCCCTGCTGATGGTGCTCGCTTCGAGCCGCTGATTGGCAACCCGGGTGATGGTCAGTCGCCATCCTGCGCCATCGTGGATGAATACCACGAGCACGATAGCGACGACCTCTACACCACCATGATCACTGGCATGGGGGCTCGTCGTCAGCCACTTCTGTGGGGCATCACAACCGCTGGTTACAACGTCGATGGCCCCTGCTATGACAAACGGCGGGAGGTGATCGAGATGCTGGCCGGCACGGTGCCGGATGATGAGTTGTTCGGGATCATCTACACCATTGACGAGGGTGACGACTGGGCGGATCCGGCAGTGCTGGCGAAGGCTAACCCCAACATGGGTGTCTCTGTCTATGCCGAATACCTGCTGGCGCAGCAGGCCAAGGCGATCAAGTCGGCACGCTTTGCCAACATTTTCAAGACCAAGCACCTCAACGTCTGGGTCTCTGCCAAGACGGCATTCTACAACATGCAGCGCTGGGCGGCCTGTGAGGACAAGAGCCTCACCCTGGAGCAGTTCGCCGGTGACGAGTGCATCCTCGGTTTCGACTTGGCTCGCAAACTCGATATGAACTCCATGGCGCGGCTGTTCTGGCGAGATATTGACGGCAAGCGCCACTACTACTCGGTGGCGCCCCGCTTCTGGGTGCCGGAGGATACCGTTTTTGATAACGACAACCGGCGACTGGCAGAGCGCTACCAGAAGTGGGTCAACCTTGGGGAGCTCAGCACCACAGACGGAGCCGAAATCGACTATCGCGAGATCTTCGAAGAGGCGAAAGAGGCCAACCTGAGCAACAAGGTCTTGGAAACCCCGCTCGATCCTGCTGGTGCCATCGCCCTGTCTCACTCATTGGCGGACGAGGGTATGTCCCCCATCACCATCACCCAGAACTATCAGAACATGTCCGGCGCCATGAAGGAGCTGGAGGCAGCCATCACGGCTGGTCGTTTTCACCATGACGGCAACAGCCTGATGACATGGTGTATCGGCAACGTGATTGGCAAGTTCCTCCCTGGTAACGATGACATGGTGCGCCCCGTAAAGGAGAGCGCGGATCAAAAGATCGACGGCGCGGTCGCGCTGATGATGGCTATCGGTCGAGCCATGGTGCCTGACCGGGAAGAAGAGAGCTCCATCTACGAAACCTCGGACGTCTTATGTTGACACAACTTTCAATTTTCATCGTGGGCCTGATCGGCGCTGCGGCGCTGGCCTATGGTGCCAGCCTCTACTCACTGCCTTTGGGGTGGGTGGTAGGCGGCATGCTCTGCCTGGCCTGGTCATTTTTGATGAGCAGAGCCGTTGCCGCCGAGGACTACGCCAAGCGTAACAAGGGGGATAGCTGATGTTCCTGCCAATCATGTTCGGCAGCGGGCGCAAGGGGGGGAACTTCAGTCAGTGGATCAGCAGCATGAGCGGCAGGACAGCAAAGTCTGGCGTGCTGGTTACACCAGAGACAGCTCTGACCCAAGGCGTAGTGAGAGCCTGTGTCACGTTGCTGGCTGAGTCAGTCGCCCAGCTACCCTGCGAACTGTATCGCCGTGAAGATGACTCACGTAAACGAGCAACCGAGCACCCGCTCTACGATATTGTCCACGCCAGTCCAAACCAGAAAGATACCTCGTTCGAGTTCAACGAACTACGTATGGGGCATCTGGGCCTGCGCGGTAACAGCTATAGCCTGATTGACAGGAACGGCAGTGGTTACATTACCGAGCTGATCCCGGTCAATCCGGACAAGATTGCAGTGCTCAAGGGGCCTGATGCGCTGCCCTATTATCAGCTGCTTGATGGCAGCAACCAGATCCTTCCGATGCGAATGGTGCACCACGTCAAGGCATTCAGTCTGGATGGCTATCTGGGGCTGTCACCGATCCAGACCAACCCTGACAGCATCGGGCTGGCCATGGCAGTGGATGAACATGCCGGGCGGGTTTTTGCCAATGGCACCACCTTGTCAGGTGTTATCGAACGACCACACGAAGCAAAGGCGATCGGCGATCAGAAAGTCGTCAACGCCATTCTGGACAGCTTTACGTCCCGCCACTCTGGGCTGCGTAACTCCTTCTCTGTCGCAATGCTTCAGGAAGGAATGCAGTACAAACAGTTGGCGATGAATAACGAGCAGGCCCAGCTGCTTGAGTCACGGAAATATGGCGCCATCGAGATCTGTCGGTTGTACAAAATCCCGCCACACATGATCGGTGAGTTGGAACGGGCGACCAACAACAATATCGAACATCAGGGGCTGCAGTTTGTTATCTACACCCTGTTGCCTTGGGTCAAGCGCATCGAGGCCGCCATGATGCGCGATCTCTTGTTGCCCCAAGAGCGAAAAGACCTCTACATCGAGTTCAACCTCTCCGGCCTGCTGCGGGCAGATCAGAAGTCCCGTTACGAGTCATATGCGCTCGGTCGCCAGTGGGGCTGGCTCAGCGTCAACGATATCCGCCGGTTGGAAAACCTGCCCCCGATCCCGGGTGGTGACATCTACCTTACCCCGCTCAACATGGTCTCTACCGGCAATCTGCCGCAAGGCATCAGCCAGGCGACCAAGGAACAAATCAAGGCAATCGAGGCCATCCTATGCCGAAGCTGATGATCAACTACCCGCACCTAGCCAGTCAGGTGTTCGGTGTGCCGCTCTATGTCACCCAAGAGGTGCTGGCAGGGGTCAAGAGTCTGCTGATGCCGCGTATGCTGGGCAACCAGATCGAGGTGATGGCGGCTGATGACTTGCCAGATGGGCTTGAACCCAAGCAGCTTGAGGCGCGGAGCGAATCACAGTACCGCGTCGAGGGACTGGCAGTGATCCCGCTGCACGGCATCCTAGTAGCGCGGCGCGGTCACATCGATAACGCCTGCACCGAGCTGACCAGCTATGAGTGGGCGCGGGCGCAGATTGCCACGGCGTTGGCTGATGAGCGGGTCAAGGAGATAGTGCTTGATATCAACTCCGGTGGCGGCCATGCGGTCGGATGTAAGGAGCTGGCCGACTACATCTTCAGCAAGCGCACCGTCAAGCCGATCACCGCGCTGGTCAACTTCTCAGCCTATTCTGCCGCCTACTTCATCGCCGCAGCCTGCAGCAAGGTGGTAGTCAGTGAAACCGGCGGCTGCGGCTCTGTCGGCGTCATCATGGAGCATATTGAGGTGAGCAAGTGGGAGGAAGAGGTTGGGCTCAAGTTCACCACCTTCTACCGCGGCGACCGTAAAAAGGACGGTACTCCCCATGAACCGCTCAGCGATGGGGCCATGGCAGCCATCAATCACCGCATGGATCAGGCCTACGACCTGTTTATCCGCTCGGTAGCCCGCTATCGCGGCCTGTCAGTCGAGCAAGTGAAAGCCACCGAAGCCACCCTCTACAGTGGGGATGAGGCGGTCAAGAACGGGCTGGCCGATGAGCTGGCCAACCCGCAGGACTATCTCAACGGTCTTGCTGCTAGCGTGGCCAAGTCAGCCAAACCGGCTCAAAGCATCGGCCTTCGTGCCCGCGCCATCGAAATGCAGAACCAACTCTAGCCCAGCGGCGGAGTCCATCCCAACAAGCCCCGAAAGGGGCTTTTTTTATGTCAAAGGAAACCAATCGATGAAGACTATCGAAGCCCTCCGCCGCGAGCGTGGCGAAATCGCCGCCCAGGTCAAAGCCTTGGCAGAACTCGAAGCCAGCGGTACCGCCCTCACCGACGAGCAACTGCAGCAATTTGCTGACCTGGAGAGCGAAGCAAACAAGATCAGCGCAGCCATCGCCCGACAGGAGAGCGCCGAGCGATTGATGGCGCAGCAGGCCGTGCCGGTCAATGCTCACGGCTCCCAGGCTCCTCCGGCTGTCCATGTGAAGCAGGAAGCCAAACAGTACCCTGGCGCTGGTTTTGCCCGTATGGCGATGGCTGTCGCTGCCGGCAAGGGCGACCTGAAGATGGCTGAGCAGTTCGCCGCTAAGGAGATTGGCGATCAGCTGGTGGCCATGGCCATCAGCACCGCTGCCGGGTCAGGCGGCGCCCTGATCCCCGAGAATTTGCACTCCGAAGTGATCGAGCTGCTGCGCCCGCAAACGGTAGTTCGCAAGCTGGGCGCCCGAGTATTACCGCTGCCAAACGGCAATCTTTCTATGGCACGTATGACTGGCGGCGCACAGTCCAGCTACGTTGGTGAAGGTAAGGATGCTCGTGCAACTGGCAGCCAGTTCGGTGATGTGAAACTGTCCGCCAAAACCATGATCACAATGGTACCAATCAGCAACCAGCTGATCGGGTGTGCTGGATTCAACGTTGAGCAGCTGGTGTTGGACGATTGCATCTCTGCTATGTCCGTGCGCGAGGATAAGGCCTTCCTGCGCGATGATGGCACCAACGATACGCCTACTGGCTTCAAGCCTTTTGCAACTGCTGCAGGCCGGGTTAAGGAGTGGTCAGGTGCTGTCGGTTTGACCACTATCGATGAATACCTTGATGGCCTGATCCTGATGTTGATGGCTTCTGACAGCAAAATGGTCATGCCGGGTTGGGCGCTTAGTCCGCGCACCTGGATGAAGCTATTCGGCCTGCGGGATGGCAATGGCAACAAGGTCTATCCGGAGATGTCGCAAGGCCTGCTCAAGGGTTATCCCATTGCGCATACCAACACCATTCCATCCAACCTCGGTGCTGGCACCAACGAGTCAGAGATTTATTTCGCCGATTGGCGCGATGTGGTGATCGGTGAGCAGGACAACATGACCATGGACTTCTCCACTGAAGCGACTTACGTGGATACAAACGGAGATTTGGTCAGCGCCTTTGCACGCAACCAGTCGCTGATCCGCCTGGTCGGCAACCACGATGTGGGATTCCGTCACCCCGAGGGTCTGGCGCTGGGTACCAAGGTTACCTGGTAAGGCCACAGCAGGGCGCCGCACAGGTGCCCTCTCTCATCACCTTGTAACAAGGAGCAGATATGGCCAAGCCATCGAAAGGCGATCGTGCAGGGCAGCCACCTGCCACTGACGCAGATCACGAGCAGCAGAGCGGCGAACTGCCGCAGGAGCCTATCAGCAATGCAACTGACACCCCCCAACCCGATGCCGAAGCAGGCTCTGGGCAAGATACCCACGCCGGAACTGGCGATAGCAATGAATCAGATTCTGACCACCACGCAGCAAGTCAAGCACCAGGCGATGCAGCCGGAGCTGGCACCGCGCCGCTGACCGACGAGCAGTCTACTAGCGCCTCTGACGCAGATCACGAGCAGCAGAGCGGAGATGAGCCCGCGCCTGCTCATGATGAGCGGGTGCTGGTGCGCTTCACCGGCCCGTGGAAGAACTACAGCCGCAGTGATATCACCCGTCTGTCATCTGCAGAAGCCGAACTGGTGTTCAAAAAAGCGTTGGCGGAAGCAGTGGCAGAACCAGTCCTGGAGTAAACATGTTGCTGATAACCGTGGCGGAGGCCAAGGCGCAATGTCGTATTGAGCCAGATGAAGTTGACGAAGATGCGTTGTTGACTGGCCTGATTGAAGCGGCGATCAGCCATATCCAGTCTGATATCAACAAGCCGCTAGTGGCTGGGGGGGAAGAGGGACAGGCCCTCACCCCGGCGCTGAAGTTGGCGGCATTGCTGTTGATTGGGCACTGGTATACCAATCGCGAGGCGGTGGTGACAGGGACCATCGTCACCACCCTGCCGTTGGCGTACGAGTCATTGATCCATCCCTATCGTGAAATCGTGGTTGGCTAGGGGGACGCATGGTTAAAAGTGGCGAGCTGAGCACCAGATTGATGCGCTTTGGCGCAGCGACAGGATCGCCCCCCGTATGGCCACCACAGGGGAAGATATGGGCAAAGGTTATTGACCCAAAGGCCGCTGGCCGTGAGGCGCAAGCCAGTATTTACGCGACCGGTTCGACCATGATCACGGTACGTAACCGTCATGACCTGCTGCCAGGTCAGCTGCTCAAAGGGAGAGCCTGTTGGTATCTGATTGAAGATATCGCCAGCGAACCCGGGGCCCTGCAGATCTCGGCCCGCAAACTTTCAGGCGAGCCGGCCACCTACACCCCGAAACATGGGGTGGCCTATCCGGTAACCGTCTTTATGGCGGCTGAAAACCTGATGGTGGGGGCGCGTAGCGAACTGCGCCGCCAGATAGACCTGATACTGCCTGAGCTGGTCTGGCCGTTTGCACGCCAAGGTGACCAGATCACCCTGCGCGGACGCAGCTACCGCATCGATGGGGTGGTCGATGGTAGCGACAACGGCACCACGCTGCGAGTGATGGTGGTCTGATGCCGGGGGGACTGAGTCGTAAGCGCAGGGCCAAAGCGATCAACGTCACTGGCCTGAGCGAGAGCAAAGAGGCCTTTGAGGCGCTCCCAGCCAAGATCCGCAAGCAGTTGGTGGCGGTGGTCAATGAAGTCGCCCGCGATACACGCAATGACATGGTAAACCGGATTGCGGCAGATGGTTTCAATACCGCATCGGTCAGGGCCAGGATCAAGTTCGACAAGGCAACGGCAACCCATGACGTGGCGACCCTGAGCCTTGACTTGAAAAAGGTGCCGTTCAGTCGCGTCAAATTCTCCTCAATTCGAACAGATGGAACCGGAACCCGAGCCAGCGTCTGGGTGCTGCATGGCGGCAAGCGGGTGCAGGTCTACGGTTTCATCAACCCCTACGGCAAGAAGCGCCGACCAATGATCCGATACAGCAAAGCGGGCAAACAACGGTTGGTCATGGCTGGTGGGGTCGGGCTGCGCGGCTGGTGGAATGACATCATCACCGAGCAGTATCTGGCCGAATTGCAAGCCAAGCTCACCAACACCTTTAACAGGAAGATGACATGACCGAAGCCACCGTCATCATCGATCAGCTACTGGCCAAACTGGGGGCTGTTAGCTCCTTGGCTGGTGATGGGCAAGTGTGTGACAGCGATCCGCAAATTGACCAGTACACCCCATTACCACTGGCTCACTTTCGAGAACTGAGCGAAGGCAAGCCTGAACGGAGAGGGCGTGAATGGAAACGTACCCGCAATATTCAGGTGGACCTCTACCAACCCGTAAACGCAGGCCGCGCCGGGCGTGACCAACTGTTATCGGAGGTGCTGGCGGCGTTGGTGCCATCGACCGCTGGGGTTCCTCTTGTTGGCACGTCACTGATCTCCATATCGGTTGGCAACATCATTCTCGAGCCAGAGGAGATTGGCAGCGACACCCTGTTGACCTCGATCCCATTCACTCTCACCTATACCGCCAGCCTCTAGGTTGGCAACAATCCTGGATACCATAGGAGCATCCAAGCATGTCATTTACCGACAAAGGCCTGCTGTTGGCTGGTGATGTCTACATCGCCGAAATCAACAACGGCGTGAAAGGGCCCCTGATTGGCCCCATCAACGTCAACGAGATCACCGTCACCCCGCCGACCACCGAGGAAAAGTCGCGCATCTCCAAGAAGCGCAGCACCTTCGGCCAGGCGCTGGACTCGGTTCAACTTCCGAAGGATCCGGCCAAGCTTTCCCTGAAATGGGACTCCATGACCAAACAGCTGCTGGCCGATGCCATCGCCGGCAAACAGGTGGCCTTCACCCAGTCCGAGGCTCCAGTGTCGGACGAGCTGGTCACGCTCAGCAAAGAGGGGTGGGTTGAGCTGGCGAACGCATACATCAAGCCTGGCTCGATCACCGTCAAGTTGAGTGCTGGTGGCACGGCGTTGGTACTGGATACCGATTACAAGGTCAACGGCAACATGGTGATGGCAATCAGCGACCAAGCGGCCGCAGCCTGCAAGGTCGGTTACACCAAAGCAGCGGTGACCGGCACCACCTACACCGGCACCACAGAAACACTGAAGCCTCGTTACTTCCTGATCGACGGTGAGAACTTGGCCAACCCTGGGCAGCGAGTGCGCGTCACCATCGACCAGGCCATGTTGGCCGCCCAGGGCGCTTTGGCATTGATGAGTGGCGAGTTTATGGAAGGGGAGTTGGAGGGGTCGCTGGTGACCCAGCCCGGGAAGTCCGAACCGTACAGAATTGAGATTTTAGGGTAGCGATTGAGATCCAGAGCCAGCTCTGGGTCTCAACAATTAAACACATTTTTTCACGGCGTTGACATTTGGGGCTTGACACCTATAATCGGAATCCCGATATAGCTCAATATTTATCCACAGGTTGTTAACAGTTTACAAAATGTTGACAATGAGGAAATTATGCCCAAACCTTCAAATAGAGTCACAACCCAACGTTCATCGGAGGGGAGAGCCATGAGAGCCAAAGAGTTAATCTTAAGATGCTATCTGGTACGTCGTGAGGACTATTTTTTCGCTTCCTGCATAGATCTTGGCCTTGGGGTGCAAGCAGATAGCGCCGAAGAAGCTAAGAGAAAACTGGAACAACAAATTCATACTTATATTGAAGAAGCTTTAACTGTCGACCGTGAATATGCAGGGCAGTTGCTGACTAGAAAAGCTGCGCTGTCTGAGCACCTGTTTTACAACTGGCTGCGGTTTAGGAATTGGTGCTCGGGAACCAAACCAACAAATGGTTCTGGTGCAGGTAAAGCATTTGAAGAGCAGATGCCTTTGCGGCTTGCTTGATCGAGTAACGCTATGTTTTTCAACAAGTTCAGACCAGAGTGTAAAGATGTAAAAAATGCTCTTACTCGTATGGGGTTTGAACTCAGAAAAGGTAATAGCGGCTCGTCACATGAGCAATGGGTTAAGTACATAGATGGAAGAATCTACAAGGTCACCGTTGATTGCCCAAAGGCCCCCTTTGGTGATGAACTTGTAAAATCTATGGCTAATCAAGCTGGTGTAAGTAAACGAACGTTTCTTGAGTATTGCAAAAATAAGAAGAAAAAGGGACACCCCCTTGAATCAAGCGCAACTGGAACCGCCTAAAGCGGGTCTTTTGTTATGACCAATTGCAATTGAAACCCGGCCTAGAGCCGGGTTTTTTCGTTTCTGAGGATTCCCCATGGCCAGCAATGACACCGATATCCAGTTGCGGATCCGCGCCGCTGTTGAAGGGCTGGCCGAGATCAGCAAACTCATTGCAGAAGTGGATACCCTCGGCGGTGAGACAGAATCAAGCAGCGAACAGGTAGGTAGCCTTGGCGATGAACTGCAGCGTCTTGGTGAGCAGGGCGCTACCCTAACCCAGTTTGCCAACCTCAAGCGCAGTACCGCTGATTTGGGTGATGGACTGGAACAGGCTCGTACCAGGGCAACTGGTATGGGCAAGGCACTGGCCGAGGCCAAGAAGGAACTGACCTCATCCAATGCGGCCTACAGTGCCAGCCGTCAGGAAACCGAGCGGCTGGCCACGGCCCATGCAGAGGCCAGGGCAAAAGTTGATCTGCTGCGCCAAGCCAACAGCGAAGCCACCACCGTCACCAAGGAGCAGCGACAGGCGCTTAAAGATGCGCGGGAGCAGGTGCGCCTGCTTGGCGAGCAGTACAAAGAGAGCTCAGGCCAAACCAATGAGCTCAAGCGTGGGCTGGAATCCAGCGAGAAAGCCCTGCGTCAGCAGACTCGGGAGTTCAATTCGGCCCGCCGGGAAGTTCAATCCCTGGATACTCAGTATCAGCGCCAGAACGTGACTCTCAACGGGCTGCGCCGTTCGCTGATCGATGCGGGCGTCGATACTCGCAAGCTGGCCAGTGAGCAGAAACGGGTGGAGGCTGCCAGTCAGCAGGCCGCCAATCAGATCACCTATCTGAAAAACCAGCTGACCGGACAGGCCGGCGCCCTGCGAGCCAATGCCAGCGGCTTGAGCGAATACAGCCAGAAGGCCAAGCAGGCAGAGCAGAATACCGAAAGTCTGCATAGCGCTGTCGAAGATGGTGAGCAGGGGTGGGCGGCATTGGCCACCAAAATAGGTGGTGTTGCCGCTGCATATTTGACCTTTGACCAGTTGGTGGCCAGAACCACAGGCATGGTCAGAACAGCGGACGAGATTGAACGCCTTGGTGTATCACTCAAGAGTGTAGAGGGCAGTGCCGCAGGCGGTGAGAAAGCGCTGGCCTGGCTGCGTGAGTTCAACGAAAAGACGCCCTTTCAACTCAACGAGATCACTACCGCCTTTATCAAGGCGAAAAACTATGGCCTAGACCCTTACAACGGGGTACTGCAGGCCGCCGCCGACTATACCGCCAAAACGGCGGGAACCTACCAAGATCTTGAAGGTGTCATCGTCGCGCTTGGGCAAGCCTATGTGAAGGGGAAGCTGCAAGCCGAAGAGATGAACCAGCTCAACGAGCGATCTGTTGCAGCGGCCCAGTTGTTGGCAAAAGCGATGGGCAAGACAACGGACGAGATCATCGCGATGGCCTCGGCTGGGAAGCTTGGCAGGAATGAGATCTACTTGCTGATCAAGGCAATGGGAGACGATGCTGCCGGGGCATCAGAGGAAATGGCACAGACCTTCAGCGGGATCTGGTCAAATTTTCAGGAGCAGCTGAATAAAGTCGAGCTCGCAATTGCTGATGCGGGCATCTTCGCTTTCATCAAGTCAGAACTTGCTGATGTCACCGCACAGATCCGAGCGGCTGCAGATGATGGAAGTTTGGCTGACTGGGCCAGAAGTGTTTCTGACGGGATGAAAACGGGAGCAGTGGCCATTCGCGGCCTCACTGAAACCATCATTGACCTCAGTGCCGGGGTGGGGATCCTCGTTAAAGCTTGGGGCACCATGAAGGTGATCCAGTGGAGTGCTCAGCTACTCGGTATGGGGCAGGCCATGAAGACCGGCGTGGTCATGCCGACAGTAGAAGCTGGCAAAGAGATGGATGTTACCAGCAAGAAAGCAGTCAAGCTCAATGGTGTACTCAGCGCCTTGACCATGGGCAACGGAGCCTTGATGGCGGGGCTGTCAGTGCTGGTTTATGAAGGTGGTCGGGGTCTAGTCAAGCTGGCAGAGGATGCCGGTGTTTGGGCTGCAAAGATGGGGGAGGCGGGAGAGATTGAGCAGCGGGTTGCTGAACAGTCCAGAGCCTTCTTTAACCAACTGCAGCGCCAAGGGATGACCACCATGGCACAGTTTGACGAGTTCAAAAACGTTCAGGTCCTCACTGCCCAGGAGGTTGCCAACCTCTCGGCAACAGAACGAGCCGCCTATGAGCAACGGCTGCAGGGACACCGTGAATACCTGACTGGTCAACTGCAGGTGCAGAAGGCTCTCGAGGCATCAGGCCTCAAGGCCGAGGCGATGCAGTATCAGGCCGATACAGCGCTGGCGAGCATGCGCCAAGGGTTTATTGACCTTGCGGCTGGGGCGGATATGGCTGGTCAAGCTATTGATGCCAGAACCCGCCCTGCAGTGGTGAAGCTGGTTGCAGATTTCGACATGCTCAAGGCAAAAGGCAAGGAGACCTCCACCGGCATCAATGAGATGTTCAAGGGGCTGCAAATGGGGGACCCCACCTCTTTGCAGAACATCACCTTGGCTCTCGACTCTCTGCGTGAGCAAGGCAAGGTCACGCAGACTGAGATAGACGCCGGACTTCGCAAGAGCCTGCAGGATATGAGTCTGCAGGATCTCGAGGTGCTGAAAGTCCAGTCTATGGCTGCTTTCGAAACCATGAAAGGTGGTGTGATCAGCACAGCTCAGGTAACCGAATCAGTTCTTGCTGAAAAGTTGCGTCGTCTCGGGCTGGACTATCAAGAGCTGCAAACCGGGATTGATGCGGTAGGTCGGGCCACTATTGACACCTTCCGCGCTATCGCCACCGATGCATCCGCCACCTCGGTAGAAATCGCCGCGTCGATGAAAGCCGCAGTGAACAAGGCAGATACCGCACAAGAGCTGGAAGAGTTGCGGAAAATCTGGGCGCAGTTGGGTCAAGCCGGGAAGCTGTCATCTCAGGAGCAAGCTCGCGGACTTGGTTTCCTCGATGAGAAGATCAAGGATACCCGCCGTAAAGCGGCCGAGATTGGTGACGGTTTTAATACCGCCGCCGACAAGTCCAAAGCGGCCGCTGACACCATGAAGGACAGTCTGAAGGGGGTGCAGCAGGAGGCACAGAAGACCAAGAGTGACGTTGAAGACACTATGGCGAGTGTCAACGCCATGAACTCTTCATCTGGCCGTGGGGAGGTAACCCGCACCGTCAATGCCGGCTCCTTCTTCTACAAGACAGTCGATATCAACCAGCTGCGCGGCAATGCCGATGCACTGGCCAATACCTTGGCCGGAGTCGAGGATGAGCTCGCCCGCTACAGCCAGAAGGTCAAAGACATTCCGGCCTACAGCGAGTGGAGCAAGTATTACGGCGAGAAGTTCCAAAAAGAGATGGAGGCGATGCGTTCTCGCCTCCAAAAAGAGCTAGAGAAGGCGCAACAAAAGGCCGTAGAGAAGGCCACACCGACCCCGCAATCAGTAGGCTCGCCACCACAGCAGCAAGTCCAGCATGACCCGCGTCGTCCTGTGAGCGGCAAGACGGTCACCATTCATCTAAATACCCCCAATGGGAATGCAGAAGTCCAGTCCGATGAAGAGAATCTGAATGCGCTGCTGCGCCTGTTGAAACAGCAAGGATTGAGAAGCTGATGATTAAATTGGCCGGTATTGAATTGCCTGATGATCTGGATTGGGGTGATGAGTTTGAGTGGGAACCTATCGGGCAAGTGATCACGCCAACCTTGTCTGGCGCGATCATTGTAGAAGAGGCCGCTCAATCGGAAGGGCGGCCGATCACATTGCGATCTGATGGCGAGGCTTGGGTGATGCGCTCGACTGTTGTTGCACTTCACGCTTTAGCATCAGCTCCATCGGCAAAGATGCCACTCGAGTTAAATGGACGGCACTTCACGGTATTGTGGCGCCGGGAGAGTGGTGGCGGGTTCGAGGCCAAACAACTGTATCGGATTGCTGATCCTGACGAGTACACCCCTTATGAAATCACCCTTCGCCTTATCGAGGTAACCCCATGACCATTCTCTCTGGCGATATCGTGCTGTTGGCCAGCCAGCGCCTGGTTGATACCGATGACGGCGGTGGTCGCATCACTGGCCGCGAGATCATCAGCGGCAACCATAACAGCCTGTTCCCTGATGTCAGCGATATGGATCGGGCCTATGGCACCGTGAATATGCGCAAGGCGTTTCTGGCGGTGCAGACGGACGACACCGACACCTACTATGGCGCCAATGCCATGGTGCTGCTGCCGCCCAGTGACCCCAGCGTCAACCTGACGCTGATGACCACCAAAGACCACAACGACACCAGAGGCAACGCCCGCAACACCCTGGAGCGTTATCAGGCCAGAGGCCCGAAGTGGCAGGGGGTGCTCTACGATACCCAGCTGGAAGGGCAGCGGGCGATCCGCATCCTGCAACGGGTAGAGGTACGGTTGCCGGAGGTTGGGGAGGTGCTGGTACTGGTCGGCAACGAAGGGAAGGGGAACGAGGTTGAGCAGTATGTGCGGGTTGACCGGGTAACCGCCGAGCTGCGCAAGTTCGGGGTGGCGGGCTATCAGGGCGAGTTCACCCGCAACGTGGTCACTTGCGTGATCACTGACCCGCTGCGCCACACCTTTGAAGGGGAGCAGCCCAGCCCCTATGACCAGGCAACCACCAAGACCACTCTGCGGGAAACCGTGGTGGCCGACGCCGCCAACTACTTTTCAACCACCAAGCTGGTCGCGGATGCGGCGCTGGGGGCAATGCGGGTGCAGGCCAAGACCATTTTCACCCAGCTGGTACCCAGTGCCCGCAGTGAAACCCCGGTGGTGGATCTGACCGCTGCCGGTGAGCTGGGCGCTCTGCTGGAATCCGGGGTGGGCAGTCCCCACACTTTCACCACCACCTCACCGGTCAGCCCCAGTCAGGGGCTGTTTCTGGGGATTGGTGCCATGCCGGGCAGCGTATCGGTCACCATCGGCGCGGCGGTGATCACCGACAAGGGCGGCGAGCTGTTCTTGGTCGGTACCGTGGTGGGGGCTATCGACTACGGGCGCGGCCTGCTGACCTTCAACAGCCAGTGCCCGAACTACGGCGCGGCCAGCAAAACAGTGAGCTTTCGCCCGGCAGTGATGCCATCGCGTATCGCTGATACGGCCCAGATCCAGATCGCCGCCAACAACCGGGGATATGCCTACACCGCGACCCTGCTGCCCACCCCTTGTCCCGGTTCGCTGACCGTCAGCTATCTGGCCCAGGGCAAATGGTACGACCTGAAAGACAACGGGCGCGGGGAGCTGTTTGGCCAGGACAAATCCTATGGCTCTGGCCTGCTCAACTTCACCACCGGCTCTGTGGTGCTGACCCTGGGGGCGCTGCCGGATGTGAACAGCGCGATCATGTTCAGCTGGGGTACCAAGGTCTCTTACCTCAACCGCGCCAGCATGGTGCTGGATCCGGTGCAGCTGACCCATAAGCTGGCCCATGAGGGGATCACCCCCAATAGCCTGACCTTGACCTGGCAAGCTGGTGGCGCGACCAAAACCGCCATCGACAACGGGGCGGGCCAGCTGACCGGCGATGCCACCGGCACCATCAATTATGTGACCGGCGATCTGGCCCTGCGGGTGGCAACCCTGCCGGATGGCGGCCAGGAGTACCAGGTTGTTTACCAGTACGGCGACCCAGACACCCAGCGATTTGACTACCCGGCCCGCAACCCGGACGGGACGATCACCATGCAGCTGACCAAGCAGAACCTGACCCCCAGAATGGTATCAGTACGCTGGAATGCCCTTTATGAGGAGGTGAAGGATGACACCGAACTGGTGATTGCCCACCATGACCCGATCATCAGTGTGCGCGACAACGGCGCGGGCAAGCTGCTGGATGCGGCAGGGGTAGAGCGGGGCACCGTCAACTACACCACCGGCAAGATCACCATCAAGCCGGATGGCCAGGGCGGCATTCCGAAAACCCGCTATGAGTGGCGCACTATCGGCACCTATGGCGATGGTCACGGCAACACCATTGCCCGCCAGCGCTGGACACTGGTGGAGATCTACTACGTGCAGGCGGCTTACCTGTTCCCGGTGGACGACAGTGGTTGGGTCGAGGTGGAGTACCGCAGCAATAACGCCAGCAGCGCGGGCCAGGATACAGTGACAGCCACCCCGCTGGTGCTGGATATCACCCCGCGCAACGGCGAGGCGATTTTGGCCAACTCAGTGCGCTTTGCGCTGGGTGGGTCGGTCTATGTGGACAGGCAAGGGATCCTCTATCGCAACATCGACCCTGCCACCGGGGCCGGTGAGCAGGCCGGGACACTGGATTACGCCACCGGCAAGGCGACCGTCACGGTCTGGAACCCCGGCGCGGCGCCAGTGCCTGCCCTGAGTTCGCTGGTCACCAGCCTGGTAGCCCAGACGGTGGACGAGGTGACATTCAGGACACCGGGGGCCCCCATTGCCCCATCCAGCCTCTACCTGAGCGGCAACACCGCAGACGGTCGCCGGTTTGAGGTGACCGCCAACGGCGATGGCACCATCACCAGCCAGGATGTAACCGGCAAGGTGGACTATCAGACCGGGGTGGTATCGGTGCGCTTTGGCCGCCTGGTGACGGCGGCGGGCAACGAGAGTAAACCCTGGTACGACCCCGATATGGTGGTCGATGGCAAGATCTGGCGCCCCTTGTCGGTGGTGGCTGACACCATTCGGTTTAATGCGGTGGTCTATAGCTATCTGCCGCTCGATGCGGATCTGATCAAGCTGGATCCGGTGCGCCTGCCATCCGATGGCCGGGTGCCCTTCATTCGCAAGGGTTACATCGTGGTGGTGCATTCCACCAAGCGCAGCGCCTTTCCCATGGGGGTGCAGGCCGGGCAGCAGCTCAACACCGGGCGCGAACGGCTGGCCTATTGCCGGGTGGAGGATAAGAACGGCAAGGAGCTGGCGCCGCAGCTTTACAGCGTCAACATGAACAGCGGGATGGTGACCTTGGCCAGCCCACTGAACCTGACCGGCTATGTGGAGCCGCTGACCGTGGTTCATCGGATTGAGGATATGAGCCTGGCCACCGATGTGGAGATTTCTGGCCGCATCACTCTGGCCAGGCCACTCAGTCACAACTATGAGGCGGCGGATACCCTGGTCTCCAGCGCCCTCATTATTGGTGACCTGTGGGCCCGCTATGGGGCGCTGTTCGACCAGCGCACCTGGACAAATAACTGGTCTGATTTTCCGATTGGCGACCCCTGCACGGCGGAATACAACGACACGGATTTTCCGATCGTGGTGACCAACCGGGCCACCCTGCAAGAGCGCTGGGCCATCATCTTCCAGACCACCACCACGTTTATTTTGGTCGGCGAGCATGTGGGCCAAATCGCGGTGGGGGACGTGAATACCGACTTTGCTCCCATCAACCCCAACAACGGCCAGCCTTATTTCAGGCTTGACCGGCGCGGCTGGGGCGCCGGTTGGACTGCGGGCAACGTGCTGCGCTTCAACACCTACGCCGCCAATTACCCGATCTGGTTTATCCGCACCATCTTGCAGTCGGTGGCAGCGGTGGATACCGACCGTTTCGAGGCCCAGCTCAGGGGCAACGTCAACCGTTAACCGGTGAGGCGTTGCGCCTTGCCCGTGGAGAGAAAAGCAATGGCTGAATACAAGGTCAAATGGTTTGCAAGCGAGATGCAGGGGGCCCCGAGCCTGGGCGATACCGCAGACGGCGCCCTGGCTGCGCTGCTCAAGGCGGTGCTGGTCACCGGCTTTGGTACGCTGACCATCAACGCGCTGGCTTTCGATGCCGCAAAGGGGTGGGCGGTGGCGACCTTTACCGGTGGGCATGCCTATCTGCAAGACTCAGTTGTCCAGGTCGAGGGGGTATCGCCTGCTGCCTACAACGGCGAGCATCGGGTGATGCAGGTCACCGCCACTCAGGTCTGGTTTGAGATTGACGGCGGCAACCCCGGCGCCCCAGGAACGGGCGCAGGCATGACCATGAAGGTGGCGCCGCTGGGCTGGACGATCACCCATGAGAGCGGTGACGGGAAGATCTTTATCGTGCGGCCCACCAATGTCAGTGAGTCGGGCAATGTCTCGCTGCGCATCGACAACTCGGCCTTTACGGGGTGGATGGGGGCAAACTATTTCAACTATCTGGCCAAGGTGGCGATGGTTGAGGATGTGGTGGATATCAACAGTTACACCACTATTGGGGAGTGGCGCTGGCCTTGTACCGGGCGCTTTTCCAACCGGCGCTGGGACCTGGTGGGTGATAGCCAGCTGTTTTACTTCATGCCAGCTTATGCCGCTGGCAATTATCAGTTCATGTATAGCTTTGGCTATATCCGTTCGGTTCGGCCAGGCGACCGCTATCATGCCGTGATTAACCACTACCCGACCACCAATGCCAATGAGCAGGGGCGTAACTGGCAACAGGGTTCATCTAGCTATGCAGCTTGGGGTAACTTTTACCCCTATTTTGACAACGCCAATCACCGGGTCATTGCCCGGCCATATCATCAGCTATTCGGTGCCACCAACTGGTTTATCAAGGGGATATTCGGTCGATTCGGTAGCGGCTTGAACATTCCCAATGGCCCGGACAACGGCTTTTATGTGACCCAGGATCCCACCATGGTGATCGAGAGTGGCAACCACCTGCGTGGCTATTTGCCCGGTTTGGTGTGCCCGTTCGCCACCATAGGGGCATGGGACAGGAAGAACTTCAAAGACCTACCCGCCATGCCTGGCAAGTTGTTGCGGTTTGTCCGGGTTGGGTATGAGGAGAACAATTATACCGCTGGGCAGACCTGTCTGATGGGCTTTGACCTGACCGGCCCCTGGAGGTAAGTCATGGCGACTTTCCTGCCGTCAAAAGGGTGGCTGATGTTATCGGCTGCCCAGACCATTACCTACGATGCCGCGCTTGATGTAACCGCGACCGGCGGGGCGGAATGGGCCGACTGGTTTGGCGATACCGCCGATATCGGGTTGTTCCGTTATGCCTATAACAAGAGCGGTGCTGCTGATACCGGCGTGTGGGGTGGGTCTATCCCGTTCAAGCCCATTGGGTATCGGTTGAAGATTGGGGCATCCAACGCCTGCTGGACTAACGACCTGTGCGATATGGATCTGGAGTTTCTGGATGCGGCGGGCAATGTGGTCGCCGCCCTTCGCACCCGCACAGATGGCACCTATCGCAGCGGACTATGGTACGGCCCAAGCCTTGCCAGCCTGACCAAAGCCACCCAGCGAGACTCATACCCGCGCACTTATGGTGAGCTGACCTTTACCCCAACCAGCCTGATTTACACCGATGATGGCGGTCAGCATCGCAATCAGTCATTTACCCTGACCTGCAATATGGCGGTGGTGACGACCCTGCGTTTTAGCAATATGCGCTCCTACGAGACCTATACAGGTGGCAACGGTTGCCGTGCTGAAACCTATTTGCGCATTGCAGGCGGGCCACCTGGGTTTAATGGGGACTTTGCGGCGCTGACGGCAGAGCAATACACCGCATTGCAGCCGGATTTGGTATTGCCAGCCGGTGCTGCTATTGAACATCAATCCGGGGTTGGGTTGGTTGCTTCTGGCACTGCACCATCCTACGTCTTGGCCAGGGGGATTTTGCCTGGTCAGACTGGGGTGCTGTTCGATGCGGCTGGCGCTGTGGTTGCCCAGTTGGCTTACCTCAATGGTGTGGCCAAATTGACGGTGGGCGGGGTGACCACTCAAGGGCCAGCTGATGCACCCTATCTCGGCTTGGCTGCTATCAATGGGCAGGTGTTTGGCTACTACCAGACCAAGGTGTTTACCCGCTCAACGCAATTCATTGCCTCAACGCAATACAAGATATGGATAGAGCTGCAACCGGGAGACCGCCTGGCCAGGATAGGGACTGAATTTGTCCCGCTCCAGGTCGAGTTTACCTATGTGCTGTTCACCACCCCGATGACCGTTACCGTGGCCAACCAGGAGACCCGCGCCCAGTTCCTGCCGCAAAATGTGGCGTGGCAAGGGAAACCGCCGTTTTATCCTGGCCCGTTGAGTATCCAGCAGATGAGCCAGCGAGTGATCTGCAAGGGGCGAGATTACTTCTGGATCCGCGATGGAGTGCGCAACGTGGAGCAGGGGTTTATTGAAAGCACGGTGACCATCAGCGGGATGGGAGTGCGGCGCCGGGTACTTTGCTTTACCCAGGATGGCGAGCTGGTTGGCGAGACCTACAGCCGTGCATCGGATGGGGTCTATCGGTTCGATCTGCTGTGGCTGAATCGCCGTTATATGGTGGTTGCCCAGGATGACCCGGCATATGGCCCCGCTGACTACAACGCCGTAGCCGCCGACTATCAGGCGCCAAAACCCTATCCGTCTGGTGGTGGCGTGGCACCCGAGCCGTTCCCCCTGATTGCCCTGCTCAAGAGGAAATAACCATGATCTCCTATGCCGAAGGGCTGCGCACCAGTCGCGCCCAGCTATTGGCCACGGCCATTGATACAGGCAGCGGGGCCAGTGCCAAGCTGACCATCTACACCGGCACCAAACCGGCACCAGGGGCGGCCCCGACTGACCAGCTGGCTTTGGTGGTGCTGACGTTCAGCCACCCTTGCGCCAAGGCGATCAGCGGCGGGGTGCTGACCCTGAAACCCCTGGCCGAGCAGATGGCTACTGGCAGCGGCGCACCCACCTGGGGGCGCATTGTTGACCGGGATGGGGCCTTTGTGGCGGATCTAGATGTCGGGGTGCCGGGCAGCGGCGCCGATCTGGAGCTGCCCGCAGCGGAGTTTTTTGCCGGTGCGCTGATCCGTATCAATACCGCCACTATCACTGAACCGTAACCGGGGGGCCATATGGCCAGAAAGGACGCCAGCCTAGAGCTGCGTAAGGCTCGCAGCATCAACGGCCAGCTGGAGCTGAACCAGTCCGACGTGGTGCGCCTGGTTGGCATCCTGAATAGTACCAACTTGCCGCCACGCCTGAGTGCGTCACCGGGGCTGGTGCTGGCATCGGTATTGGATGGCACCCCGCATCGCTCCAGCGCGATGCTGGACGGCTCTGTGGTACTTGATGCGGTGCTTGCCAGCCACACCCATAGCCATGGGGAGCTGGTCGGCGCGTTCGTCATTGAATGCACTATGGCCATCATATCCCGCGCCCCGCTGCCGGTGATCGCCGGGGAGTATGACCAGAACGTATTCCGGGGCCCTGCTAGTGCAATGGGGGATGTTTGGGATCGGGCTGATCGCCATTCCCAGGCCCTCAGTAGCGAATGGCAGAAGGCAGGCACCGAGCGGGCAACCAGCCGCTCCCTGTGGCAACAGGCCGCCGCGCATCAGCAGCAGGTGGCTGAGCTGGGCGAGCAGATGCCGCAGACGTTCATGGCCAATCAACAGCGCTTTGCCGAGGGGCTGCCGGTCAGCCAGCAGAGCCGCCAGGGCTATGACAGCCTGGCCGCTGGCCATGTGGCGAATCAGTCCCTGTGGGTTGAGGCGGCGCCGGTCAGCAGCTGGCGCCTGGTCGGGTTCACCAACCCGCCGCGCTTTGACCAGGTTTGGCAGGCTGACCAGTGGCAAGAGGGCATCCCCATCGGTAAAGGGGTGGCCGCCCAAGTCTGGCACCACGGCAAGCCGCTGATAGAGGGCTGGCGTGATGGCTGGGACGAGGCCATGTGGCCACCCAAGGGCAAGACGCCGCCGCCAGAACCACCTAAACCACCCATCCATCCCGATAAGCGGGTGTTGCGGTTGGCGTTCGGGCGCAAGCGCGACACGGCAGAGCTGGAGTTCGTCTGGCAGGGCAGTGATGCGGCAATCGTCATTCCAACCCGGAGGGTTTATCTGGTGAGCAATACAGCAAAGATCGTGCGGGTACGCGATGGGATCGATATCCCGGCCACTGCAGTGAGTATCGAACTCGACACCGATTCCTGGGCGTGGCAGTTCAGCGCTCAAATCCCCCGTATCGCGGCGGCTGCGTTGACCGATGAAGAAGAGGTCAGCATTCATATCAACGGTCAGCAATGGGACTGCGTGTGCGATGGCTGGCAATCGAGCCAGAGCTTTGGCCGCGAGTCGGCAACGCTGACCGGCCGCTCGCGTACCGCTTATCTGTCACCGACCCATGTATTGGCGCAGGCGGTGAGTGAGCCTGCCGCTGCGACCATGGCCCAGCTGGCGGCCGCCGTATTGCCGGTGGGTTGGACGCTGGATTGGCAAGCGGCCGACTGGTTGGTACCTGCCGGGTTCTTTAGCCTTGATAACCAGACCCCGATCGAGGTGGTCAGGTACCTGGCCGAGGCGGCCGGTGGCTTTGTGCTGCCACACCAGCGCAACCGCCATCTGGTCATCAAACCGCGTTACCCCACAGTGCCATGGCAGCTTGATACTGCAGAGGCCGATGTGGCGATCCCCCGCGCCATCATTACTACCCTGGGCAGTGACTTCCAGCCGGGTCATGCTGCCAACGGGATCTGGGTGACTGGAGGCCATCAGGGCATCAGTGCGCGGGTGGTACGCCAGGGGACGGCTGGCGAGCAACAAGCGCCGACCATTACCCACCCGCTGGTATGTGATGTGACGGCCGCCCGTGCCCAGGGTGTGGTGGGGCTGGCCAAGACCATGCCCAGGCGTACCCAGACCATCGAGCTGCCGTTGTCAGCTGATACCGGCTTGATCCTGCCGGGTGCGCTGCTCGCCGTGGACGGTTGGAAGGGTTACAACCGGGGCGTCAGGGTCTCTGCTGCGCTGCAGAACAGGGCCATGACGGTGCGCCAGCAACTGAGTGTGGAGCGATTTGTATGAACCTGTTTAAGCGATTCCTGGAGCTGGTACCGGGCGCTGATCCCTTGCTGGTTGGTACCGTGACCGCAGTAGGTACCACGACCACCACTCTCACCGCGTTGGCGGGTGGAACGGTCACAGTACGGGGCACCGGGGTAGCCATCGGCAAGAAGGCGTTTTACAGGGGAGGGGAGCTGGCAGGAGAGGCACCGGATTTACCAACCTATGAAATAGAGGTTTGA